GTCGCAGGAAGATGCGCAGGCCATCGTGGATCGGCTCGCGCCGGTCGTCGCTAAGAATCACGTTGCATCGGTGCTCGGGCTTGCACGCACGGCAAGCGACGAGTGGATCGCCAAGGCGGCTACCGATACTGAATATGGCGGCGAAAAGTTTCCTGAGAACGCCGCAGTCGCCAAGAAGACTTTCGATCTGTTCGGCACGCCGGCACTCGCCAAGTTTCTGAAAGACAGCGGCATGGGCAATCATCCGGAGATGATCCGTTGGGCTTTTCGCATCGGCAAGCTGATCGGACCCGACGACAAGTTCATCGGCGGCACTGAAGCATCGAATCGTCTGAAGACCGCAGAAGAATCTCTGTGGCCCAGTTCGTAAAACGTTTTTTCACGAGAGGAGTATCACAATGACCTTCCTTCATTTGCTGTTCTCCATGCTGGTGGCAGCGGTATTGCTGCTAGGCGTGCCTTACGTCGTAACGCTCGTGTTCGGCTGGCAACTTGTCAACGTGCCGGCAGCTTTCGGTCAGAGCGGCGCAACCATCGGCGTGAGCGGCAAGGTCACACTCCTCGACTGGGCCAAGTCTCTTGACCCGGACGGTTCGACTGCAACGGTGGTCGAGCTGTTGAATCAGACGAACGAAATCCTGCTCGACATGCCGTTCATGGAAGGGAATCTTCCGACCGGTCACAAGACGACTGTGCGAACCGGTTTGCCGACCGCGATCTGGCGGCAGATGTACCAGGGCGTGCCCCCGAGCAAGACCGTGCGGGCGCAGATCGAAGACGCCTGCGGGATGCTCGAAACGCGCGCCGAGCTGGACAAGGACGTGGCCGCGTTGAACGGCAACGACAAGTCGTTCCGGCTGATGGAAGCGCAAGCGTTCCTCGAAGCCATGAATCAGAACATGGCGCAAACGCTGTTCTACGGAAATACGGCGGTCAACCCCGAGCGCTTCATGGGGCTCGCGCCCCGGTTCTCAACGATTTCGGGCGCGGTCAACGGCCAGAACGTCATCAGCGCGGGTGGTGCGGGCTCGGACAATACGAGCGTGTGGCTTGTGGTGTGGGGCAAGAACACCGTGATCGGTCTGTTCCCGAAGGGGTCGAAAGCAGGGCTCACGCACGAAGACTTGGGACTCATCGATGCGTTCGACTCGAACAACAACCGCTATCGTGCGCTGGCCGATCACTGGCAGTGGAAGTGCGGTCTGACGGTGCGTGACTGGCGCTACGCGGTGCGCATCGCCAATGTGGACGTGTCCGATCTCGTCGGCCAAACCGGTTCGCAAGCACCGACCGCCGCGACGGCGCTCATCAAGCTCATGACTCGCGCGATGGCGCGCATCCCGTTTATGGGGATGGGCACACCGGTGTTCTACGCAACGCGTACCGTGAAGGAAATGCTCTCGGTCGCCGCCATCGACAAGTCGAACGCGGCGCTATCGATCCGTGAAGCCGCAAATCAGTTCGGTACGGTGTCGCCGGGCTACGTGCAGAAGCAAACCGAGTTTTTCGGTGTGCCGATCAGGACTGTCGATCAAATCTTGACAACGGAGGCCGTGGTTAGCTAGCAGGAGGATTGGCTAGATATTTAGTTAATCTTTCTGCAAAAGCTAAAGGACTGAGATGCGTGCGATTGAGAAAACCCTCAACGGTATTACACTGGTGGCAGAGAAGACCGCGAGGTTTTCCCGACTGATGGCAATGATCCGCGCACACTTTTACACCTGGGCCAAAAGGTCGGTCGCATACTGCGCACCGGTTCTTTTGGTGCGCGAGAAAAGTTTCTATCATCGCAGGGGTGAATCCGGTTCTACGTTGGCGTTGACGTGCGATACGGTTTTTACGTACCTCAGGATTTTCCGCATTGCGTGTTTCGTATTTGAGTTTGGCGCGCGTTTTTGCGTATTCTGTTTGCGCGTAAAGTCGGCGTTTGAGCTTTATTTCCGGCAGAGCGTCGCGAGCTTTGCGCCGAGCTTTCACTTCAGGACGGGCGTTATATTTTCGTTGTCTTTGTTTTTCGCGTTCTTTGTTCAGAGGATTCGCGCGGCGCGCGCGGTGGTAGAGAAGGTGAGCCGCCCACTTTTCTGGCGTGCAGGCGTTTTTTCGGGGGCTACCCATTTGCGTAGCATAACACAGTTTTGCGTAACATAAAGGGCACACCAAATGTTCATCGATCTCCAAACGACCTTCGACGGCTCGACCACCGCAGCGGGCGTGAAATCCGGTTCGGCGGTAACGGCGACTGCAATCTCGGCCAACGTTGTCGATCTGCGTCAGGCGGCGTCACCGGCACTTGCAGACGAGGGTATCAGTGGACCGGAAACGTGGTTCATTGTTCAGTCGGACGGCTCGGCTGACTTTGCCGCAGCCGGTGCGGCGACCTTGACCATCACGCTCGAATCGGATTCCGCTGCGACCCTCGCATCTGCACCGGTCGTACACTATTCGACGGCGGCAATCGGCAAGGCGGCGATCCTGAAGAACACTGTGCTGATTCGCGTACAGTTGCCTTCGGACAACTACAAGCGATTCCTGGGAGTGCGTTACACAGTCGCCACCGGCCCGTTCACCGCGGGGGCGATACTCGCGTGGATTTCGCCCGATCTCGCGCGCAACATCGTGTACCCGGCTGGCTTCACCATCGACGTATAAACGAGCAGAACAGCGCGCTCGGCGCTGCCAGCATGTTGCTGGCAGCGTAACCCAGGAACTAAAGGAAAAGGTCATGACGGAACAAGTCAAGATGGTTGCGGTGGTGGCGCTGCGGCGCGGGCTGTATCTCGGTGCGGTGTACGAAGCGGGCGAGCGGTTCGTGGTGCCCGAGTCGCTGATGACCGCGAAGAAAGATGCGGAGGGCAACCCGGTTGCGCCGAAGTGGTTCGAGCCGGTGAAAGACGACGAACCTGTCGTGGAAGAAACCTTCCGGCTCGGTAAAGGGAGAAAGTGATGGGCAAAGACGTAAAGATGATTCGAGTGGTGGCAATCGGCCGTGGCTTTGACGGTACCGCGCTGCGGGAACCGGGTGAGGAATTTATGATGCCCGAGTCGAGCATGACAGCAAAGGTGGAAGTCGAGAGAGACGCACTCGGCAAGGAAACCGGCAAGAAAACCATCATCGCCCCGACATGGTTCAAACCGGTCAAGGCCGGTCAGCCTGCCGCAGCTCTCGCCGACGAGCTCGCCTAGTCACCGGCTGCAAAGGTCGTTGAAAACAGCAGGGGCTACGGCCCCTGTTTTTGTTTAGGAGAAGCGTATGGCGTCGGTGATAGATGTTTGCAATACAGCGCTCGGGCATATCGGCGATGAAGCCTTAGTTACGTCGATTGATCCGCCTGATGGTAGCGTGCAGGCAATGCACGCCGCGCGTTTCTATCCGATAGCGCGCGATGCGCTCCTCGAAATGCACACTTGGCGTTGTTGCACACGACGTGCCAATCTCGCCAAGCTGAGTATCACGCCACCGATCGGTTGGGCGTTTGCTTATTCGCTTCCCAATCTGTGTGTGCGACCGATTGCGGTGTTGATGCCGGATGCGTTGCCCGATCTTTTCTCGACGGTCAACACGAACATCCTTACGCCGGCCGCGACTGACACGCTCAACTCGCAGGATTTTGTCGTGGAGTCGCTCGATGACGGTAGTTCGGTGGTGTACACGAATACCGATTCGGCGCAGATGATTTTTCAGATAGGTGTGACCGATCTGAATAAGTTCACGCCACTGATGGTGCTGGCGCTCGGGCGATTTCTCGCATCGTTCCTCGCGGGGCCGATCATCAAAGGAACGGATGGCGCTGCTGTCGCCAAAGCGCAGCTTCAGATATTTCATGATTTCGATTTGCCGAAAGCCGCGATGTCTGACGCCAACGCGCGGCAATCAAATCCGTACAATAATTCAACGCCGGCTCCGATAGCAGCTCGCGCATGAGGATCGCAACCCTAACTCGATCGTTTGCGGCTGGTGAAATAACGCCGGAACTGTTTGGGCGGATTGATCTCACCAAGTACCAGACCGGGTTGAAGACATGCCGTAATTTCGAAGTGCTTCCGCATGGGCCGGTGGCGAATAGTCCGGGGTTCGAGTACATCCTTGAAACGAAGAACAGTACCAAGCAGTCGGTGCTCATTCCGTTCATCTTCAATACGGCGCAAGCGTATCAGTTGGAGTTTGGCGATCAGTACATTCGATTTCATACGCAAGCGGGCACGGTGCTCGAAGCAGGCGGCGCTATTACGGCGATCACACAAGCCAATCCTGGTGTGGTGACGCAGAACGCGCACGGCTACAACAACGGCGATACCGTGTTCCTGTCAGGGATCGGCGGCATGACGCAATTGAATGGGCGCTTCGCTGTCGTTACGAACAAAGCTGCGAACACCTACGAGCTTTACTATTTCGACGGTACGAAGATCAACACGACGACTTATGGCGCGTACACCGCTGGTGGAACAGGCGCGCGTGTGTACGAGATTGCGTCGCCATACCTTGAAGCTGATCTTTTCGATCTGCACTACACACAATCTGCGGACGTGATGACGATTACGCACCCGAGCTACGATAAGCGGGAGCTGAAACGTTTTGGTGCGGTGAATTGGACGTTGACGCCGATTAGTTTGGCGCAAACTCTGGTAGTAGAAGCTGATCCTGTTGTGGTGAACGTAGGAGGCGGGGGTGGCACCCCTAAGTTGGCGGAATATCTCGTTACTTTCGTAAAAGCGTCGGCACTTGAAGAATCTGTTGCTTATCGTCCGCGCACACATTCTACTGCGGTTGGTTTTAGTAACGTTATAAATGCAGTGACGAATGCCAACCCAGGCGTATTCACCACGACTGCTGCGCACGGTTATAGTGTGGGGCAGACAGTTAGGATAACTGGTGTCGCTGGTTTGAATGGCTGGTTCGATTTGTTTATTGGCGCGATAAACTCGGTGCCGACTGGAACAACGTTCACGGTAAAACGCACAACGACGCCGATAGATACAACAGCTCTTTCCCCTTATGGCGGTGGAGGAATTTCTGATGCCGTCATAATGACTGGGAATTGGATAACAGGTATGACAAGTGCCAATCCCGGCGTGTTCACTACGAATACAGCGCACGGTTTTGTTGTCGGTGATCCAGTAGTGTTGGAAGGTATAGGTGTGACCGTTCAGTTCGGGCCATTTTTGCAGCAACCGTATTTTGGCATTGTGAATTCTGTTCCGTCGCCAACTACGTTCACACTACGAAGCGAGACTACCAGTGTTGTTTTGGACACTACGGATGCTTTTGCGTACATAGCTAATTCTGGATTTGTTCGGCTTGTTGGTGTGTACAATGACCTTACAGTTGCGGGGCATAGTAATAATATTAGACTTATTCCCGCTCCGCTTCCGTCAAACGTAACATTTTTGCGCTACAACATTTACAAAAAACTAAATGGGCTTTTTGGTTTTATCGGCGCATCGTCTATTTCAGGTACGTTTGTTGACAACAATATTCTACCGGATACAACGTTCACACCACCGATTATTAACGACCCAATCTCCGCAATCAATAACTACCCTACTGCTGTAGGCTACTGGCAAGGTCGTCGTTGGTTCGCCGGATCGAACAACGCACCGCAGGGTGTGTTTGCTTCTAAATCAGGTACAGAAAGTAATTTCACGTACCGCATACCTGGATTGGCTGACGACGTTATTCAGGTGCAACTCAAGGCACGACGCGCGGATACGATACGACACATCATTCCCGGTACGGATTTGCTTCTTCTCACATCGGGTGGTGAGTGGAAAATAAATTCAAGTGGTCAAGGTCCGGTGACGCCTTCCAACATTTCGTACACGCCGGAAGACTACGTAGGATCGAGCAACACCACACCGATAGTAATTGGTGGTTCGGTGCTCTATTCGCAAGACAGAGGTTGCCGAGTTCGAGAACTTAACTTTGTTTGGCAACAACAGAGTTATCGTTCGACTGATCTATCGGTCATGGCTCCGCATCTTTTTGACACGTTCACCATTAAGAGCATGGCGTACACACGAGCGCCGTACTCATTCGCGTGGTCGGTGCGTTCAGACGGCGTGTTGCTTGGATTGACTTACGTACCGGATCAGCAAGTCGCAGCGTGGTTTCACAGAGACACTAACGGATTTTTTGAGTCGATCTGCGCAACGCCTGAGGGCACGGAAGATGTGCTATATGCAATCATCAGGCGTGTAATCAATGGGCGCACGGTGCGTTATTTTGAACGGCAGCGCACACGGCAATTGACTACGTTGGCGTCATCGTTCTTCGTTGACGCCGGCAGCACATATAACGGTGCACCGGCCACGACCATCAGCGGTTTGTACCATCTTGAAGCTACACCAGTGAAGGTTCTTGCGGATGGCGCGGTGATACCAGGGCTGATCGTACTTAATGGATCGATCACTCTACCCCAAGCGGCGAGTTTGGTGTCGGTGGGTCTAGGATACAATTGCGATCTTGAAACATTGCCGCTTTCGTTCGAGGCTGCGGCGCTTGGTCAGGGCGTGACGAAGAACGTGGACGAAGTGATGCTGCGCGTTTACCAGTCGTCAACTATTAAGGTCGGCCCGAGCTTAACGAAACTGCGAGAGATACCGCAGCGCACTACTGAACCTTACGGATCGCCGCCCAATATGGTGAGCGGTATGCTCCCGATGAAGATTGACCCGAGCTGGAACCAAGACGGAGGTATCGCTATCCGTCAGGAGAATCCGTTGCCGCTTACGGTGCTGTCGATGTCACTGAAGGTGGCTGTCGGTGGTTGAGATCAGATTAGCCACGTCAGGTGATGCAAAGGTGCTGCTCGCACTTGGGCACCGTATGCGCAACGAAGGTCCGAATTTTTTAAAGCTCGATTTCTCTTTAGAGAAAGCAGCGTTGGTGATCGATAAGCTGATTGCTAATAACTGTATGTTGGTGGCGTGCAAAGGCGAGCAGATCATCGGGCTGATTGCTTTCGTGGTGGTCGAACATTTATGGGGCTACGATAAGATCGCGTCGGACGTGGCTATTTTCGTTGATCCGGCGCATCGCGGGTGCAGCGCTTTTATACGATTGATTCGAGCATTCGAAGCTACAGCCGTGGAACGCGGAGTGAAGATGTTTGAGCTTGGTGTGAGCGCAGGAATTGACAACGGTAAGACCGCTGAAATGTTTGCAGCACTTGGTTATCACCATCACGGCATCGGTATGCGAAAGGAAGTGACTCATGTGCAGCGGGTCTGATGTAGGGACAACAGCGCTCGGCATTCAAGGTGCGGGCACCATTATGTCCACGGCTGCGGCGTACACTAAGAGCAAGGCGGACAAAGCGGCTTACGACATTCAAGCCGGGACCGCGGAAACCAACGCGATGCTCGATAAAGCGCGTTCGGAAGATGCGAAGTACCGTGGCGACGTAGCGGTGAGCGCTTCGCGGTTGAAGACGCGGCAGCTTGAAGGACAGCAACGTGCGGGGATGGCTGCAAGTGGCGTGAGTCTTGAAAGCGGATCGCCGCTCTCGATTCTTGAAGGCACTGAGTTCATGGGTGAACGCGATGCTCAAATCATACGAGACAATTCGCTCAAAGAGGCGTGGGGTTACGACGTGGCTGCGGTCAACGACAGAAACAATGCGCGGTTGCTGCGTTATCGATCTGGACTAGAACGTCCAGGGCTGAATGCGGCTACCACGTTGCTCACTGGTGTGGGTTCTGTGGCATCGAGCTGGTACAACATTCGTAAGAGCGGAGCGACGATTCCGTAAAAATTATGCAGGTTCCTAGTTACGACAACCCACAAGCTCAACCCGCTGCGCTGCCCGGTACGCGGGTAGAGAGTGTTGCATCGCCCGCGTTGCTCGATGCTGGCGCGGTTGACCAATTGCAATTTGGACGATCTCTCGAACGCGCGGGGATCGGTCTTGGTGCGGTTGCGTATCACATGCAGGAGCGTGAGAACGCGGATGCGATCTTCAAGACTGAGGCTCAGGACAAAGCCGACTACATAGCGTATGAGCAAGATGTGCGCACCAATCGGCAAGGTGCTTACGCCAAAGGGCTCACCACGGAAACCGCGACATGGTGGAAGGATCGCATCTCGAAGAACGTGGACGGTCTTGCGAACAACGAGCAGAAGCGCATCTACTCGAAGCGCGCGACCGAGTTGCAGCTTCAAAGTCTCTCGGAGCTTTCCAAGTTCGAGAGTAATCAGTTGGAGATCAGCCACGACCAAACGTGGAAAGCCAACAAGATCAATACCATCAACTTAGCCGCAGCCAATCCATCGGCTGATGTGGTGACGTCGTCGTTGGCTGAAATCAAAAAGATGAACGCTTATCAAGCTGCGCGTAAAGGTTGGACTGGCGAAGATGGATCGAAAATTCTCCAAGCGGTGAACGAAGAAGACATCACCAAACTGCATAAACAGGTCATCGAAACGTTAGCTCTGCAAAACAAAGCTGGCGCTTACGATTATTTCAAAGCGCATGAGCAAGAGATCGCTGGTAGTCAGCGCGCGGAGATTGGTCAATTTGCTGAGAGAACTACCGCAGCCTACGTGGGCGCGACTACCGCGCAGAACGTATGGGTTAGCGACGGGCCGAAGTCAGATACGGATGTGTCGAACATCGACAAGATGAAAGCACGTATCCGTACAGAATTGAAAAGTAATATCTATGCTCGGGATGCAGCGCTTACGGAGATCGATCAGATCAACAACGACCGGCACAACGGTATTACGGCGCGCGTGAACAACCGTGAGGCTCAGATCAACACGATGCTGATAAATGGTGCGACTATCGCCGACGTTCAGAAAACGCCAGTGTGGGCAGCACTCGACGGCACGCAGCAAAGACGTATCCAGGCCATAGCGCGCGGAGAGCTGAACGTTGAAGGCATTGACGCGATGATGCAGCTCTCAAACCCTGACGTACTCGTAGGCATGACCCGCGATCAGGTAGTGAATTTGCGGCCGAAGATCGGCGATCAAAACACAGCGCATCTTCTTGACAAATGGGATGCTTATACCAAGAACGGTACGCTGTTGTCGGAAGCAAAGATCGACGCGGATCAGTTTAACGAGTTTGCGAATGCGGCTGGTCTTGACACCACCAGCAAAGACACCGACATGAAGAAGCAGATCATCGCTACGCGCAATAAGGTCGAGCAGATTATCGGCGTGGAGCAACAAAAACTGAAGCGTCCACTAGACCGCACGCAACGCGATGATGTCATGAAACGTGTTATCGACGATACGGTTACGCGGCAACGTACATTCTGGTTTGACAAACCGGGCGTGCCAGCTATCACGCTTACGCCGAAGCAGGCGACGACCGCTTACGTCAACGTCGAAGGCGGGCATGAAGTTCAGTTGTCGAGCATACCGCCCGCCACGACTAAGGCCATCAGTGCGGAGCTTCAACGTCAAAATATACCGGTGACGCAGCAGAACATCGCGCAGGCATGGGCGAACATGAATCCAAAGAAATACCCGAAGGTATCGCCTTCCATCGATGAGTACGTGCAGTGACCGAGCTAGTTTCCGATGTACCGATCTCCGATGCGGTAGGAGCACTCGCGCCATCTGAAGCGCTGCCGGTCGATGATGTATCGAACGCGGTAACGCAGATCAAGCAGCAGCGCGATCTATCGTTGAAGGGATCGCTCAATCAAGCAGTGACCATCGACCCGGACAAGGCGGCGAAGAATCAAGCGCTCGCCGACAAAACCGGCGTACCAATAGATGTCATCAACCGCAACGAGGAAGCTATACAGCAGCGCGCTCGGGCCAATGATCTGCGGGCGTTGGTTTCTACTTCTCCGATCTTGGAGCAGCAGATGATGAACCCGCAATTCGCTGCGCTCGCGCACGACGATGCGGAAAATCTCAACATCTTCGAGCGCACACTGCGCACTTACTTGGGTGCGTCCACTAAGTCGGGGTTGGAACAACTGCTCGGCGTCGGCGCGAAGTTGCTGGACGTAGCCACGCAAGGAATCGGTATAGGTACAAGCGAACAAGAGGGCGCGGTTCTTTTCAAAGGTCAGCCAGCAGAGCTGAAGAAGTTCCAAGAAGGACCGGCGATGTTCCTTACTCGCTTTACTAAAGCGATGCAGGAAGCGTCAACACTCTCGATGAAGAACCTGAGTCCTGCTGCGCAACTTGAATACGGTGATTTGCGATATGCCACTCTTGAATCGAGCAAAGCCGCGTATCTGTCGCCAATCAAAGTGGTTGGTGACGCCATCCAATCGTTGCCGACATCACTTGCGCTTGGGGTTAGCGTATATCTCACTAAGGGCGTGGCTGCGCGAACTGAAGCGGCGGCGCTCGGAGCTGGAATGTCACCCACGCTCGCGCGGGAAGCCGCAATTCACGCGGGCGCGGAGACAATGGCTCGTTTGGGTGCCGCGACAGAAGGCGCTGCGGGTTACGGGCAGCAGTACATGCAGACGCGGCAGCAGGCCGACGAGGTAACGGATGAGCAACTACAGCAATCCCCGCAGTACCAGCAACTTGTTGCGGCAGGCTATTCGCCTGAAGCGGCTCGATTGCGACTTAGCGCAGTGGCAGCGGAAACGTCGGGCGCTGCGGGCGGCGCTATCGATGCGATCACGAACTACTTCGGCGGACGCTTCCTCGGAACGATTCTCACCGAGGGCGGTCGCGTGGCTGCGCGTACCGCCAAGGGCTTTGCGACTGAAGCATTGACCGAAGCTGTACAGAGTGGCGGTGAACAGCTTGCGCAGAATGTAGCGGTGCAGCACTACTTGAATCCGGCGCAGGAAACGCTCGATCAGGTAGCGGAGAATATCGCCCAGGGTTTCGTGGTGGGCGGTGTAACTGGTGGCGCGTTCTCTGCCGTAGCGGGAGCGAAATATCGGCAGGAAGCTGCTACGCACGATGCTGCGGTGCTGACAAAGCTCTCGGAGCTTGCCGCGAATTCCGAGCTGCGCGCTCGCGCGCCTGAAACCTTCGCGCAATTTGTGAATGCCGCTGCTGCTGACGGCCCGGTAGAAGCGGTGTGGATCGACGCCAAGGGTTTCGCACAGAGCATGGTCAAGGCCGGTATGGACGAAGCACAGCTCGCGCAGAAGATGCCTGAGACTGCGGCAGCGCTGCCCGATGCGCTCGCCACAGACGGCAAGGTGCGCATACCTACCGGTGAATTCATGGCGACATTTCCTGGCACCGGTATCGAAAAAGAATTGATTCAGCAGTTGAGCACGACGCCCGAAGGTCCGACTGCTGCCGAAGCGCACGACGCAGCTTTCATCGAGGATTCGAAGCGTCAAGTTGAAGCGGTGTTAGCCAAGCAGGAATTCACGAATGCCGTCAAAGAATCGATGGGTAGCGTCGAGCGTGAGCTATTGGCGCAGCTCACAACGGCGAACCGGTTCACGAAAGACGTGAACACGGCTTACGCGAAGTTGATGGCGTCGTTCTACACAGTGATGTCGCAGCGCGTCGGGCTCACACCGGAACAGATGTACGTGAAGTATCCGCTGCACATCCAGGCGGAAAGCGTGACTGCGCCCGGTACGCTGAATCAACCACGCTCATCTACTGCGGTGGGTTACTGGGAAGGTCCAGGTGGCGAGCACACGGAGACAGACCACGTACCGGGGATTGCGGAGCGTGCCGTTGAGCTAGGACAGCATGACAGACGTTGGCACCGCTACCCTAATGCGCCTGCGGTATTCAAATCGAATCGTCAGGGTACTGTGCTGACAGGGCCGGCAGAAACGGTTGTTGATCCGAATGACCCGAACATTTTACATCAGTTGCCGGTACGCAATGAGCCGTCAGCAGCGGACCTTTATCCGAACGGCAATCCTATTTTCTACTCCGCACTCCAACGTCAAGTAGAAGCGCTGAAAATAACCACTGCGCCAGCGGAGGAGTGGAAGAAAGCGATCAACAGCTTGATGTCGAAGGGCGTGAAGAAGGCCGAGATTGAAGCGAGCGGCGTGATGGAATGGCTGGATACAGCTCCAGGTTTTGAATTGGTCGGGCCTAACGGTGAAAAGATAAATGTAGATGAGCCGTTGCCTGAAGGCGTGAAAAGTATTCCAGTTGATCGCATTTCGCGCAATGAAGTGCTCGCCTACCTGCACAGCGACGGTGAAACCGAAGTGCGCACTACTATCTTCGGTGAAGCGCAGCAGCCGACTGACATTATCCAATCGGACGAAGAAAATGGTGTGAGCGAGGAGCAGATTGAACAACGCGCGGAGCAATTGTGGCGCGATCAGCTTCAAGAGGAAGCGGAACGTTACGCTAGTGAAGACGATTATTACATATACAGCGATCCGCTGGTGCGCACGCCGAACTATCGGATCGAAAAGCTGCCTGCGGATATGTTGCGCGGAAAAGATCAGTACGGTGTGAAGGAGTTGGTGTGGGATGTACCGACCGGTAAGGAGATGCCAGATAACGCTGAAGAACTGGCGTCGATGTATCCGGGTGGCCCACGTGAGAAGTGGTTGGAGTATTTCGGTACGGAAGCTGCTGCTGAAGCCTGGGCGCAAGGTCATGAGTTTGAAGACGGCCACACTGGTTATAACGGCAAACCGTACTGGACTTCGCAAGATGATAATGGCGACGAGATCGGCGAGTACGACGATAAAAGCGAAGCAGAAGCTGGTATCCAATCTCACAAAGAACAGGATTTTCAATACGCTGTTGAGAGCTATATTGACAACGCTTCGTGGTCTGAAGCCGACCAAGAGCATTTCATCAGGGAAGCACGCGAGGAGCTGACTGACGAAACACCGCGAGAGCGCAATCAGCGCTTGGAGCGCGGCAATGTACTTAAACTTCGCCACGAGGATTCTTACCAACTACCGGGCGGCAAAGAGCAAACCGAGCTAGTTGTTTGGGTGCCAGGGATCGAGCCCTACGCGGCAAGCGACACCACGCACTTCGGTGATGTCGGGCAAGGTCGCGCGATTGCCTGGGCGCGGCTCTCGCAGTTCGACGACGCCAACGGCAAGCCGGTGCTAATGGTGAACGAGTTGCAAAGTTTGCGTGCGCAAGCGGGGCGTGAAGAAGGATTCAGCGGAGAATTGATTAAGCAGTTCGTTGTTCTTTCTCCGAGCGGTATTCGTCTTTCTAGTTTCGAGACTCATGAAGCTGCTCAACGTTACATGGAGCACAATTATAGTAAAGCGGTAAGAGAACAACCTGACGAAGAATTGCGACCACGCATAGAAGAACGCGCAGAGAAAAAAGCGAGTGGCGTTCCCTCTGCGCCCTTCGTCAAAGACACACAAGCCTGGGTAACGCTCGACATGAAGCGCGTGATCCGCTATGCGGTGGACAACGGCCTCGATACGGTGACGTGGACAACTGGCAAGCAACAGGTTGGCATTTACACCAATGCGCTGCGCAGCGAGATCAAAGAGCTGAAGTGGAAGAAAACCGCTGACGGTATAGAGATAACAGCGGATGGTCGCAACGTGAATCGCACGTTCAGCGACAAAGAGCTGCGAGTCGCCGCGGGTGGCGCGATCACCGATCAGATCGTCAACAGCAAAGAGCAGGAAGGCACGATCTCAGGCCAGAACATTCGTTTCGAAGCGGTGTGGCCGTACTCGTTCTACGGTGATGAGAAGGGTTATGGTCCGCTCAACCAGAAAGAGATCGACGCGCTGAAGAAAGCGGGCAAGCCCATACCGGAGAGCAAGCCGTCGATCATCACCGCTGCGACCGAGAAGATTCTTGCGTCGATTGGTGGCGGGAAGGTTGAGAGCATTCCGGTTGTTGGGATTGCGCGCGGCGAAACACCATGGCGCTTTGACGTACACGATGCGGAAGGTAACTTAATAGATCAATTTCTAAATGAAAAATTAGCGCAGCAAAGAGCAGTTAGCGTTGGCGGAACATATCAGCCAACACCATCACCGAGTAATCTGCAACCCGGTTTCCGCATCACGCCTGAGATGAAGAAAGCCGTGCTCGGCGGCTTCGCCATGTTCCAGGGCGAGGGCAAGCGCGGACAGATTTCGTTCGGTGAGGGTATGGGCATTTCGCCAACCACTATCACCCTTTTGCAGAACGCCGATCTCTCAACCTTTCTGCACGAATCGGGTCACTTCTACCTCGAAGTGATGAGCCACATGGCGACGCAGGAGAACGCTGCGCCTGAGATCGTTCAAGACATGCAGCGCATTCTGAAGTGGTTCGGTGTACCCAACGCTGACGTGTGGAACGCCATGACGCTCGACGAAAAGCGCCCATACCACGAGCAATTCGCTCGCGGCTTCGAGTCGTATCTATTCGAAGGCACCGCTCCCAGTCCTGAATTGAAGTCCGTTTTCGCGCGCTTTCGTGCGTGGATGCTAAACGTGTACCGACAGCTCGGCAGTCTCAACGTGCAGCTCACTGACGAAGTGCGCGGTGTCTTCGACCGGATGCTCGCTTCCAACAACGAGATCATCGCCGCGGAAAACCAACGAGGGTTCGCGCCGCTCTTTGACGACGCCGCTAAAATGGGCGCGTCGCCTGACGAGTGGAAGAACTACCAGGAACAGGGCACCGCCGCGACACAGGACGCCGTGGACAAGTTGCAGACCCGCTCCTTGCGCGACATGAAGTGGCTCTCCAACGCGCGCAGCGCCGTCCTCAAGCAGCTCCAGGCGTCAGTTGCACGGCTGCGCAAGGGGATGCGCGCGGAAGTCGCCAAGGAAGTCAACGCGCAGCCCATCTACCAAGCGATGCGCTGGCTCAAGTTCGGGGAAACCACTTCGCCCGAGGGCGAAGCGGTCAAGGCCACCCAAGGGTTCAAGCTCGACGTTCAAGCGCTCGCCGTTATGTACCCGCCCACTATGCTCGCGCGGCCTGATCTCTCCAAGCTCGGCGTGGGTAAGTACGGCATGACCGGTGCGGAAGGTCTTGACCCTAACCTCGTGGCCGAGATGTTCGGCTTTGGCTCCGGTGACGAGCTGGTGCGCAAGTTGATCGACGCGGAGCCCGCGCGCTCGGTGATCGAGGGTATGACCGATCAGCGGATGCTCGAACGCTACGGCGATCTCACCAGCCAGCAAGCGATCTCCGCAGCCGCAGACAAGGCTGTACACAACGAGCTGCGCGCGAGGGTCTTGGCGACTGAGCTGAACGCTCTCACACGCGCTACCGGACAAAAGAAGCTCTTGACCAAGGCAGCGCGCGAGTTCGCTGCCGCGATGATTGCCCGCAAGAAGCTACGCGACATCCGGCCGGCGCAGTTCGAGTCGGCTGAAGCTCGCAGCGCCCGCGCCACGGAGAAAGCCTTGGCTGCGGGCAAGTTGGTGGAAGCCGCGACCGAAAAGCGCAATGAGCTGGTGAACAACTACGCGGCTAAGGCGGCGCACGCCGCGCTCGATGAGATCGCGCAGGGCGTGGCGTATCTGCGCAAGGTCGCCGACTCGAAGACCATCGATCCAGCTTACCGTGAGCAGATCACCGCGATGCTCGAACGCTTCGATCTGCGGCAAACCACGTTGAAGGAAGCCAAGCGCAAGGCGTCGCTGCTCGAATGGATGGAGTCGCAAAAAGACCAAGGATTCGAGCCAGTGATCGATCCTGAGATCGCTAACGAAGCTATGCGCATGCCGTACCAGGAGATGACTATGGAACAATTCCGTGGGCTCACCGACTCCGTGCGCAATATCGAGCATCTTGGCCGTTTGAAATTCAAGCTGCTAAAGATCGCCGACCAACGCGAGTTCGCGGCGACCGTGGACGAAGCGGTAACTGCGATCACCGACAACGCGAAGAAGACCGTACCGCAGCGCCTAGAAGGCAACACGTGGTCGGCCAAGATGAAGGATGGCGTGACCGAATTCTTCGCCATGCACCGCAAGTTCGCGTCGCTGTGGCGTGAGATGGACGGCTTCACCGATGGCGGCAAGCTGTGGCAGCTATTCGTGCGACCGATGAACGATGCGGGCAACACGGAAACCACAATGCGCGAGCAGGCCACCATCGCCATGCAGCGCATTTTCAAACCGCTGTTCGATCAAGGCGGGTTGAAGACGAAGACCTTCATTCCGGCGATCAACGCGAGCTTGTCGCGCGAAGGCCGGCTGATGGTGGCGCTCAACACCGGTAACGACGGCAACCTACAACGGCTGATGGACGGCGACCACTGGACGAAGGCCCAAGTGGACGCCATAGTGGACACGCTCTCGAAGCCCGAGATGGATTTCGTGCAATCTATTTGGGATATGGTGGGGCGCTACAAGCAGCAGATCGGTGAGCAGCAGAAACGCTTAACCGGTGTTGCGCCTGAGTGGGTCGAGCCGCGGCAAGTAGTCACACGGCATGGCGTCTACGCGGGTGGCTACCTGCCGGCCAAGTACGACACCACGCGCAGCACTCGTGCGCTTGCGGACGAAGCTGCGGCTGGCATCATGGATCAATGGCGCGGAGCCAGAGGGCTCGCCAAAACGCGCGACTCGTTCACCAAAGAGCGTGCAAGCAAAGTGGTGAACCGCCCGCTGCGCAAAGACTTCGGCGTCATCACGCAGCACGTCACCGAAGTGATCCATCGGCTCTCATGGCAGGAATACCTAACCGACGCCAACCGGTTGCTGCGCTCGAAGGGGATCGATAACGCGATCCGCGAACATTACGGACACCAAACGCTCGAAGCGCTGCGCAATACGCTCGAAGACGTGGCAACGGGCGAGCTGCCGGCGCAGAATGCGTTTGAGCGGTCCATCAACTATATTCGTCAGGGCGCAACCATAGCTGGTCTAGGCTGGCGGCTTACCACCGCATTGCTCCAACCGTTCGGGCTGACGCAGAGCATGGTGCGCATCGGTCCCACCTATGTGGCGAAGGGGTTGGCCGAGTGGATGGGCGACAGCGTGCGGATGGAGAACACCGCTGCCCGCATATACGAAAAATCTGAATTCATGCGACTGCGCGCGAAGACGCTGCAACGCGAGATCAACGAAATTCGCAATCAAGTGGAAGGCAAGAATTCAGCGCTCACCGCGAGCTACTTTTACCTCATCACGAAGATGCAGCTCGTGGCGGACATACCGACGTGGTTGGGCCAATACCATAAAGCTATCGAGAGTGGGGCTGACGAGTACAACGCGCGGGCTCAGGCAGACCAAGCGGTGATCGATGCGCAGGGTTCAGGGCAGCTCAAAGACCTAGCTGCGATTCAACGCGGTGGGCCGATGTTGAAGCTCTTTACGAATTTCTATTCGTTTTTCAACACCACGTACAACATGACAAGCGAAGCATTCGGTCGCACCAATTTCAAGAACCCGTTGTCGATTGGCCGGCTGATGGTGGACGTGCTGCTGCTCTATTCGGTGCCTGCCGCACTCGGGACGTTCATGAAGGCGGCGCTGCACTCAGGCGACGACACGCCCGACTGGGAAGACAAGCTCGTGCGCCAGTTGATCGCCGATCAGATGACTTACTGGCTCGGCACGATGGTGGGCTTGCGCGAGATCAGCGGAGCCGCGCAGACGGCACTTGGACTCTCCGGTGACTACCAGGGGCCGGCGTCGGTGCGGTTGTTCGCGTCGATCGCTGAATTGGGGAAGCAGATCAACCAGGGCGAGATCGACGAAGCACTGTTTAAGGCCATCGACAATGTGGGTGGGGTTTTGTTCCACTACCCGGCCGGTCAGATCAACGCCACGGTGGACGGTATCGTGACGATGGCGCAGGGTAAGACTGACAATCCTGGGGCGCTGATCGTAGGGTCCAATCGCAAGTAAAAGGGTGCTCATGATTGAGCTGTGCAAGTCTAGAATCACGCGAAGGAAAATGCCATGATTTCGAGCGACGCAATCCGCAAAGCCGGCCCCTACGTCGGCAACAGTATCGTCACGGTTTTCGCTTTTGCCTTCAAGACTTTCTCCGCGGCCGATCTCAGTGTAACACTCCTCACGACGGCAACTGGCGTTCAACAATTGCTGGTGCTGAACACGGATTACACGGTGGTGTTGAACGCCGATCAGAACGCCAACCCAGGCGGCACAGTCACAACCATCGGCGCGATCTCGCCGATAGCGAATACTAAGACGTTGACGATCAGCGGCAACGTCATGGCCGATACGCAGAGCACCGATCTCATCACGCCAGGGCCGTGGAACCCTGACATCGTGGAGGTCATGGTGGATCGCGCCATGATCGGCATTCAGCAATTGCGAGATCGCGCGATCAAGTTCCCGGTGATCGACGCGGTAGCGCCGGTTGATCTGCCGCAAGCTGAGACTCGCGCGGGCCGACTGCTTGGATTTGACGCAGTAGGCGCGATTACAACTTACATAGTGCAGGCTGCGACTTCTCTTATCGATTTGGCGGCGGCGACGGGTTCATCGCTGATTGGATTCATTCAGGCCGGTGTTGGCGCAATTGTTCGAACATTACAAGCAAAGCTACGCGAAGCGGTATCTGTCAAAGACTTCGGTGTCATCGGCGACGGTGTAGCCGACGACGCAGCAGCGTTCGCCACGGCGTTCGCTAGTGGCAACAAACTATTTCGTGTCCCCGCGGGCACATACAAACTCACGTCCGCCGTAACAGTGCCGGTCGATGTTTCGTTTTACGGCGACGGCATAGGAAAGACCAATTTCGTACAGGCGACCGCGAACACGAGCGGGTTCCTTACTTCGGCGTCAGCAAATCGTGCGTACCAGTCGTGGGGTGGCTTCACAATCACCGGAGCAGGTATCGGAGCCAACACTTCAATAGGCGTCGGGTTTGGCGCATCTGCGTTGACGAAGTTCGATAACTATTGCAAAGCATATGATATCGAAGTGACTGGCTTCGGCAGCGGAATGATCGTAACCAACAACATCGAGGGTAAGTTCTCCGACATTCATTGCCACAGCAACGGTACAGTAGGATTCAAGGCTGTAGGAAGTGCCTTGCCGGGTTCGAACGCATTCAACAAATTTGATTATATCGAATGCTACGACAACACAACCGATTTCATGCTAGACATCGGCAACGAGAATCAACTGAAAAGATTATATTGCTGGTCAAACGCAGCGCAAACTGTTCTGCATAATCTTTGGGTGCGCGACTCATCGTTTAATCACTTTGAAGATTATCATATCGAACCTTTGGCCGGTGCCATACAGACCGGCGCGGAAGTGCTGTTCGAGTCCACCGCTGGCAACATCAACGGTAACATGGTCGGCAACAAAATCGACCGCGCACACTGGTGGCGCAACGGCGGCACCGTTGACAAGTTGCAACTCGGTACTGGCGGTGGCGGTCAAGCAGTGTACGGTACAGAATTGAATCAATGCGATTGGATGCCGGTTACGGGCGGCACGTATCACGTCAATCTGCTCAACGAACAGAGCACAAATATCCTTCGCCCACGCTCTCGTAGCGCGACGTTCAGTCAGATCATACGAGAACTTACGATCAATAATCCTAACGTCGCGACGAATCATAGCTACATTGGGTCGTATTACGAAGATAGCTATGGCACTTGGGCTCCTGTGTTGTTCGCATCTGTAGCTGCGGCAGCGCTTGGAACTTTGACCGGCACGACAAAATGGCAACGCCGCGGCAACACAGTAAAAGTTCAGTTCGATGTGACGTTGAGCGCGAAGAATGCGAATACCGGGAACATCACTTTGCGAGGCTGCGAAACTATTTCACCAAACGCCGGAACGACTGTGTTCGCAGGATTGCCGGCTGGAGTTGCGATCCCGGTTGCATTGAACGTCTATTCCAACGCTGGCGTTAGACAGACAATGAACGCCTACTTCAATACAACTAGCAGTTTCGTTACTTTCCAGATTGACGCCACTGGGGCGCTCGCCACTGAAGCTGCATTTGCTAATAACTACCAGATTACCGGTACGTTTGAGTTTCCAGTATCCTAATGCAGCTCACCACTCACTTCTCGCTCGAAGCGCTGGCCGAATCGGCTACGGCGCAGCGCTTGGGAATCGACAACTCACCGCCAGATGAATTGATCTCCAACGCGCAGCGTTTGGCGATGGGCCTTGAGCAAGTGCAAACGCTACTCGGGTTTGCATTGCATCGCAATTCGGGCTACCGCTGCGAGGCTTTGGAAAAAATATTGACCGCCAAAGATTTCGCAGCGTGGTGCGCGCATCATCAGAAAGACGTTAGCACTGCATGGCCTGAGTATTTTGCACGTAAGCAGCATCCTAAGTTCGAAGCTGAAGATTTTACGTGCCCCGAGTTCGGAACGCCACAACATATAGTCGAAAAAATTGCAGCTTCTAACATTCAGTTCGACCAACTGATAGAGGAAGGCACCTGGGTGCATATCTCGTTCAGTGAAAGCCCGCGACTTCTGAGGGAAGTAGCAACGTTCAACAATGGCGTGCCGTCGTATTCAACAACCAAAAACAGGCTACCCAATGGATCAATTATCGGAGCCTAGCATCGTGAAGTTCTTACTTGACTGGGCGTGGACTGCGGTGATCGCGTTGATTGCGGCGCTTTGGGGCGTGCTTCAAAAACGCATCTCAAGTAAGGCGTCCCGAGAGAGCGTTGACCAATTGCGCGACGAAATGACGAAAGAATTGGAAACACGGTTGCGATTGATCGACAAATTGTTCACAGCGGTGGAAGACCACGCGAAAGAAGATCACGCATTCCACATGGAAGTGATGAAGCAAATGAACACGTTTCACGCTACGGCGATGGAAAAGCTCGCGTCGATGAACGTGGAGACTTTCAAAGAGCTGGCAAAAAAGGCGGACAAATGAAATGGACCGATCTACGCGACACATTCGAGAAAGTCGGCTTGCCGATCTTGGCGCAGGCCATCCCCGGCGGCGGCATCGTCGCCACACTGGTGAAGGGGGCGCTCGGGCTGGCATCGAGCGCCGGTCCTGAAGAAGTGAAGGCGGCGATGACGCCCGAGAATGTGCTCAAGCTCACCGAGCTTCAGAACACGCACGCGGAAGTCATGGCGAAAGCCGCCTACGATGCACAGACCGCCGACCGGCAGGCCGAGCGCGACGAGCTGGTGGCTGTCAACACCACCATGCAGACCGAAGCCAAAGCCGAGCACTGGCTGCAATGGAGCTGGCGACCCCTGAATGGCTACACCCTCGCTGTGGGGAGCTTGGCGCTCGTCCTGGGCACGATCTATCTAGCTGTGGTGGCGGTCGCCAATAAGGATTTCAGCACCCTCAACGCGATCCCCACGGTGGTCATGGCTGTGACCGCTGCGCTCGCGGTCCCTGGGGCTGTCTGCGGCGTCACCGCATGGCACCGCGGCGTGGCGCAGCGGATCGACGCGGGTGAGGAACGGGTGGTCAAGACCAGTTAGAGATGGTCTTGACCAGTTAGAGATGGTCTTTGATGGTCTTGACGAGTTGAAAAGTCGTCAGTCTAGAGCTTCGAAGTCGGCGGCGACGAGCTTGGCGATCTTAGCCGGATCGCAGCGATGTATCTCACCGTGACCGTCCACGAGCCGCCAACGCCCGTTGTCATCTTCCCAGGCCAAGCCACCCTTCCCGCAGCGCCGGCACTCTACGAGCGCACCTGACTCGTCTTCTTGGTCATCAAACTGATCGTCAAACCAGTTCATAAGAATCAAGGTAATTCAAAGCAGCCCTAACCAAAGCAGGATCGTCTTTGAATTGTCCTAGAGCAAGATTGCAAACACGGCACAACCACCCCCTAACTTTTCCAGTAATGTGGTTGTGGTCTAAGTGCTGATTTTGCGTTGTAAGCGTACTTAAATCAACTCGACAAATAGCGCACAAACCATTTTGCAATAGCCACAGATGCGCGCCATCAGTTCCGTAATCTCTTTTTCTTTTGTACGCTCGTTGACTATCAGCATTTGCTTTTCGCCATGCGCGTTGAGTTATCTTAGCTCTTTCTTTGTGGCCAGAATAGTACACTCTACTTTGTGCATTTAATTTTTCTTTATGCCTGCTGTAGTATCTCAGTGATGCGGCTTTTACTTTGTCTGGATGTTTCTTACGCCATTTAGCGGATGCGGCTCTTAACGCGAGTTTATTAGCCACGTCGAGCTTTCATCGCGTCAAGTAAAATATCTTGCACGCTTCGTTTGTTTTCTCTACGCGCTAAAACTAATTCGTCAACGGTATCCCGAGCAACAATGTGGTAAATGAAAACTGGTCTATCATAACCGCTCTGCGCTTGGCGCACTGGGCCGATTCGCGCGTTAATTTGATCATATAATTCGAGTGACCAGTTGTGACCGAAGTGCGCGATGATGTTGGTCACGTCTTGAAGGCCGTCAATACCGTGGCCCATGCTCTTAGGGTGCGCCAGCCCAATCGGCGATTTCTTCTTCATGAACGTATCAAAGCCGTCTTGAGTAGCGAGCAGCACCGCTTTAGGAAACGCCTTGGCGATCCGCACTGCGTCGCTTTTGAATTCGTAGCTCACGAGCACCGGCATGCCGTTGGCTTCCTCGACGATGCTCTCCAGGGCTTCGAGCTTGACGGTGTGAAGCTCACGAAAATCTCTGCCGCCTAAGAGATCGCCCACGTCTTCGAGCGGGGTGACGTAAGCCGCACCGTTGGCTAGCTGCAAACACTTCTGCGTGCGCGCCGCGGCGTTGAATGCTTCGACTTCGCGCTGTTCGAGCATAGTGAACATCTCGCGTTCCATCTCGTTGTACTTGATCCGTGCTTTCGGTGGAAGGTCAACGTAGATGTTGTTGACGATAGGTTCCTTGATGTCGAAGTAGTCTTTGGCGTCGATGGAGATGCACAGATCGCGCAGCTTGCCTTGAATCTCGGTCTGCGTATGCGGCAACGGTTCGAGCCCGTAACCGTTGTAGGAGCGCTGAAACCAGCGCTGCTTGAAAGCGTTGTGTGTGCGGCCAAGACGCTGGCCGGCATCGAGGAACCACATCTGGCCCCATAGATCGCTCAACCCCTCCGGTGAGGGCTCACCGGTTAGCTCGATGAAGCGCTTGATCTTGGTGTGCGCGTGCCGGCTCAGAGCCCGCGGTCGAGCTGCGCCTTGCTTCAAGCGGAAGCCTTTCAGCCGTGTGCTCTCATCGGATACCACTGTGGCAAACGGCCAGCGGTCGCCGTAGTAGTTGACCAGCCACTCTAAGTTGTCGTAGTTGGTCGTGTAGATTTGAGCGGCGTACCTAGTCGCGCGACGGCGTTCGTCTTCGTTGCCGACGATAGGCATAATCTGGAGATTCTTCAGGTGATCCCACTTGTTCGCTTCATTCGGCCATACGTTCTTCGCCACCCGAAGCGGTGCGATCACGAGCATCGGATCGTCTTCACCGGCTGCGAGCAGCATATCGAGCGCGGTGAGCGTGCCCACCGTCTTGCCCAAGCCCATGCTCGCCCACACAGCGCAACGCGGTGTGTCGAGGATGTGATCGGTGATGATCGATTGATAGGGACGCGGTGTGTACGGCTTGCTCACGGCGCTTCAGGATCGAGGAACGTATTTTCGTTCAGCTCACTCTTGTCGTACTTCGGGATGCCTTCGCTTTTCAGCGCAGCGTCGTGCGCTCGGCACAGATCAAGGCCCGATTCACGAGCGTGGAAAAAAGCCATGAGATACGCGCACACCCACTGTCCTTTGGCAATGATGAGCGGTTGCGCCTTCTGGCCTTTCAGTTTGTCGTTGATGTTGTCCATGATGACGAGCGCACCGCGAATTTCCACCACCTTGTAGAGCTTGTCTTTTTCAAACTTCATCGGTTCTCCTTTTTACTCGAATAATTCTAAACCTCATTGCGGCGCACTCTCTCGATGTATGCGTCGATCTTGGCGATAGTGTCGAGCACTAGCACCACGCAGCCTAGACGCTGAAGCCGCACGTGCTCACGTGCCTGACCTTTGTTCGCGCCTTTACCGGGGGCTTTGCACTCCACGAAATGAATGCGCGCGGGGAGCTGCATACCGGTAGTGAACAGCGGCCAGATCGCAAGGCGATCTGGCGCATGACGACGGCCAGGGCTGACAAACTTACGTGTGGTTCCACCGTAGTGTTCGACCTTACGGTGCAGGTAACGCTCGACGCTGGATTCTCTCATGGAAACATTTCTCCGTGAAGTTCGGCCTTGCCAACCGGTACTTTGTTATGCACGCTGTTGTAGTCCTTGTAGTACACCTTGCCTCGCGGAGTGTAGAAACCCCACCATTGTAGCTTCGGGCCGGTGATAAATAGCGTCACGCACTCTGCGCTTTGGTTGACGATGCGGTGTCTGTCGGTCGCATGACGGAAGGCGATGCTGCGCTCATTGCGATGCACCACCCAGGTGAATTCTTCGTCTTGGCCTTCGAAGCACGGTCGTCCGTTGTCGATAGGTCGCAGTTCGCTATACCAGCCGCGCAGTACCACGCTCACAAAATTCCAAGGGTGATCGTGCAGCGCGCGATCTAGATCAGGCGTGTGGATGACGTGGATACGAATGGCGATGCCGAAGCGTTGGCACAACCAGCCGAACGGTTCGCGCCACCATCTCATCGGGTAGCATCCAAGGTCTTCGTGCCATGGAAACGGCACCAGCCAATAGCGCTCCATGTAGAGCGTGCCGTCACCGTGGCGCAGATGAAAGTACGGCGTGCGCTTCGCAAGCGCGATGAGTTTGTTGACGGTCCATTTCCATAACCATTTTCTCATTGGCTTAACCCCTTTCAAATGTGCGCCCAACGACGACGTTTTTGGATATTACAGATATTGACCGGGCTTATGCAGAAACGTAATGCTAGTTCTCGGCCCGTGACTTTGCCGCGCAAGCGGCGAATTGCTAAAACTTCTCGGTTAGTGAGTTTGGCGGCGTAACTACTCTCACCACGCGGTTGGCGACCGTGTTTGATCGTATCGCCGTGGTTGGCTTTGCGTGTATCGTAGCGTAAATTTCTTGGTGTATTATTCAGATGATCGCCGTCATTGTGGCAAACATCTTTACCATACGGACGTGGACCGATAAACGCAAAAGCAACGGTTTGGTGAATGAGGATACGCTTACTGTCATTATTTTTCTTTAGCGTAACTTTCTTGTAACCAAAACCGTCTTTATGCAATGAACGGAGCTGTCCGCGATAAAAACGACGACGCCCATCTGAGAATGCAACCCAACGTCCGACTGAACGCACTCGGCCAATACTACTGATTTCGTACCAGCCAACGTATCCAGGAATAGGTTTCCAATGTTCCATGACTATTCTTTGCGGTAACGATATGTTTCAAATCCGCCAGCGGCAAGTGGCATATCTTCCGCCCACGCAGGTACAGTTGCGAGTAAAGTACTTAAACGCTCCGCAGTAAATTCGTCAGTGTCAGGCGCTTCAGTTATTGGCTCATCATGGGATGTGAAAAGAATTTCGTAGCCAGCGTCTTCTATCGCCGGCATGTTTGCGGCCATCACATCACGCGCAACTGCTTGACATACGTTCTCGAAAACGCGACCGCCATAAGTAGCGATGCGCCGCCACTGATGCGAATACTGGTTGATGCCCATGTATGTGATCTTCTTGTCAATCACTTGCGGTGAAGGGTAGCACAACGACCGACCGCTCGGAAGCTGGATGCGCAGCCACGCGCCATCACGGCGAATCTTCAATACGCGACACTGAAACGTTTTTCCTGGCTGGTCGATAGCAAGTGTCACGTAATCTTCAAGGTCTTGCCAAATACGAACAATGTTCGGGTGATTGCGACGCCACAGACGTTTGAATGAATCGCAGACCATAAACGTTTCGCGGTCTAACCCGAACGTAGGTCGTTTTTTTTCGTTCACCCACGTCCAAAATTCGCTCGCTTCTTGCCATACTTCAGGTTCAGTAGCGACCAGCATATCGATAGAATTCTTAGCCATTGCATCTAGATCAATGTTATAGGTCGCAGCTCCGGTGATGTACGCGCCAACGCCCCCTTGGTAAGCGAGCATCAGTTCTTGCACCTTGCCAGCGTTTCGCTGTTCTTTAGTGACTTCTTCTGGCGCAATCCTAAAACTTTTGGCGTAAGACAACTTGTAAAGATCGGGACCGATACCCGCATCGTAATCAGCAAACGCTTTCAGCTTCCAGGTTTCACCTGCTATCCATGCGGCATCTCTACCTTCGATGTTTGAAAGGTCAGCCACAACCAATTTTTTACCGGACGGGGCAATGATGCAGCCGCGTATTGCGTTCGACGCCACACGCATTACGTTATCAGTAATGAGATCAATATAGCCGCCTTTAATCGCGTCGATTCCTTCGTTGATCTCTGCGATGGACATATCAGGACGTGGCATATTCTGAGGCTGAAATCCTCGGCCCGCCCACCGTCCGGTGCGCTGCGCGCCGTCGAACTGCAACGATCCGCGCAGCCGACCGTCAGGCATCGTGGCGTTGAGCAGCGTCTTGTATTTGCTCGTCGATGTAGTTGTGGCCTGCAAGCGAATCATCAGCAGCTCGCGCAGCTCGATGGGCAAATCAGGATCGGCGATTCGGCGTTCAAGCGTCGCCATCTGCATGTCGGGCAGACTGACACCGTACTCGGCTAGGATGTGTTCGAGGAGTTTATCGCGCTGCGTGGTTGAAGCTACTTCGCCACGAGTTAGGGTATTGGTTTTGTCAGCAAGGTTTTTAAGCTCCGAAGAAACTGCCTGAATAGCTGCCGTCGCAAGGGTTGTATCGACCGCAAATCCACGGTCGTTGATGGTTTGATCGAGATGCCAAAGCGCAAGCTCAACTCCGGTGTAATTCCAGCTCGGGAGCTTTTGATCGATGTAGCGCATCGCCGCTGTGTCGTTGATCGCGTACTGAATGAAGTCTTGCCACTCTTTCGGATGCGTTTCACGTGTAGCTCTCCTGATCTTGACGTGTGCGCCGCGCGGTTTGGTGAATAAGTTGATGAGTTGCTTGCCTTGGTGCTTCGCTAATTCTTCCGGCACGTTGAGTATGACGCAGAGCTTGTCCAGGCCACCAGGGAGTCCGTGCGCAAGTGCCTTGACCATTGTATCGCGCCAGCGGTGGATCGGTATGTTGATGCCGTGTGCATACTTGAGCACGTTGCGGTCGAACATCGAGGAGTGCGCGCAGATCAGCTCGCCATCGTCGTGAAGCGCGTAGTCTAGATCACCGGGCATTGTGCCTTGGCGAGTGCAGTCCCAAACCTGCACTGGTTGGTCGTCGAAAGCGTATGTCACGATGAGCGGTTCACAGGTCGAAACGTATTTGTACGTGCCATGTTTGATCGGCACGCTTTCGTTGTACGTTTCTGCGTCAAAGTAGAGCATTGCACACCACGTAGATCGCAATGCAAAACCAAACTACGAATTCGTCAACGCTCACGTTTTCAGCGCAACAACCGTACCGTTTTCGTTTCGTTGTTCAACTCGTATTACTACACCGCCTAGTACAACGACACGAGCCCACTGCGGTTGTTTCTTTAATTCTTCAATCAGTTCTGCGACAGTCATTGGTTAGCTCCTAAAAAGGTTGCTGAGATTTTGGCGACAACGTTCATTACGCTCTCACGCCATTTACGCACATCGGAGTGCTGTTTGTCATTCCGCGGACACAACCGACTAGCGATCTCAGCTCATTCATAACCACAGGTCCACTCCGACGCTGCGGGTTGGAGGAGAGCAACCGCGTTTTGAAAAATGCTCCTCCGTAGAGGAGCATTTCACGAACAGCGGTCGGCGATCTAGCCTAGCTTCTTGCTGGCCTTGAGCAGCGTCCGCAGATTGCGGCGGTCGCGCTCCATGTTGCGCAGTTCACGGCTGATGTAGGAGCGCACGCTTTTCAACGTGATCGGCTTGCGCACCGACCGGCGTTTCGTTTTGCGTTTCGCTTTCTTCACTTCGGGTTTGGCTTTGCTTGACACGATTGCACCTTCTTTCTGTTGATTGGGTTTTTCCCCGCATTGTTTTGCACAGCCGCACATCGGGAATGCGGGGCATCCCAATTGCGCTCGTTTCTTCACGCGAGATCGTCGGCCGCGCCGGCACCGTCGCCTAAGTCGTCGAAGTCTTCGGGATCAGGCCGAGCGCCCGCAGCGAAGGCGTCGCCGTCCTTCTCGAACTGTACGCCCAGGAGCGTCGCGTTGATCCGCTGGCCCCATCGATTGTCTTGAGCCCACAGATCGATGCTCGCGTTAACGTAGCAGCCGGCGTACACCTTGCCGGAAGCAGCGTCCACCGGTGACTTGTTGCGGTCGAGCACGAGCGGCTTCACTTCGTTCGAAGCATTGACGTGGTACATGCCTTCGAAGCCGACGTACACGTCGCCGGTCTTGTTCTTCTTCGGACCTTCACGGAAGCAGATGCGGTCTTTGGCCTTGAGCACTTCGCAAACCGCGGGCCACTTGGTCTTCCACTTCTCCGCGCCGACTTGCGACACGGCGGCGAGCAGCGCCTTGGCGTTCGCGCCACCCGGCTCGACGATGAAGATGGAAGTGAAACGCGGCGTGCTTGTCGGATCGTCATCGATCTTGACTGCAACGAACAGATCAGGAAACGCGAGCCTTGCAACTTTCAGAACTACTTTCATGGTGAAACCTTTCGTGTTTGGTTGTAGGTGATAGGTGCTATTTGTGCGAGCGATCCATAAAGCTCGGCACGGTGTACCGTGGCGTGAGTGCAATATCCTCCTGTATGAAAAGTTTGGGGTAGGCGAGTTTGATGCGCGCGGTCACTGCGTCGAGTGCACGAATGCGTAAGATCGACTCACCGACCGGTGATCGTGTGTCGAGCAGCGCAGCTTCTTGCAACGCTTTGGTAGCTGTCGCCGGCAGCGTATGTGCGACCATCGTAGTCGGATACAAAATCGGCCATTTGATGTCGGTGTTACTCATGGAAAAACTCCCGTATGTCGGCGTAGGGTTCGTTGACGGTGATTTCTGCTGCGGCGAAGCTCAACCACGAAAGATCGATGCTCGCTATGGGCTCTTGATTTTTCGTAGCGTCGCACTTCGTAGCATCCGCTTCGATGACGTGGTGCGCGCGACAGGTGATGGGTCGGTCTTTGTACACGCTGCATTCATTGTTGACTAGGAAGCTACAGGGTACGCCAATGAAGCGCTGCATGCTATCGATCTGCTCTGCCGCTATTGACGCCGACTGCCCCGCGGATATGTCGAGCTTACGACCGGACACTGCGGCGAGCTTCATCGCTTCACCTAGACTGATCGGCACCGGTATGTGGCAGCAGTGCGAGCATCCTTGCTTGCAAGGCGTGCTCGGCGCAACGATGGCGTTCGCTTCATCCGTGATCTGCGTGAGTCGCCAGTATTTGCGCTGCGGTGAGTCGGACGAGCGAATCACTACGGAACTTTTCATCCGTAGTTGCCGAAGGCGATCACCACCACGCGCTTCGACTTCTCTTGCCCGATCAAAAACGTCACCGGTCACGTCTTCCTCCCTGTGCGCTTGCGCTTGAGAGCGGCGGCGCGTTCTGCGATCATTGGCATTCCGCATCCAGTACAGCACGGATGATCGCCGGGCGCTATCTCGTTCGGCCCAATGTCGCGCCGCATGCCGCAGCCGATACATGTCGCTGTCACCGCGACGCTTACTGCGCGCTCTCGCATAAGATTGCATCCACCATTCCACGCTCGGCGATAATTCTTCGGCTTATGTTTGTCTAGTGACATCTCATCTCCTCCCTGTGCGCTTGCGCTTGAGAGCGGCGGCGAAATGCTTGCAGGCGCGATATAGAGCATCATCTGAATTTCCTATTTCACGATAGGAACCACCAACGATCCAGCTTCGATACCACCTCATCGCCGCCTTCTCCAGTAGCGCCCGCAAGGTCTTGGCGGTCATACCAAGTCGCTCCCATCATCAGCGGTGAAATCATCCGCAGCGTTCGGCGGCACGTAAGCCGGTCGCGTGTCTTTCTCAGGAGCAACGTGCGTAGTGCCCGGTTCCTGGGTGATGAGTGGCACGAGCTGCGCCCATCGCTTTGGTGTGGGCTTCAAGAATTTCTCGGCCGCGGTCGGCGAGAGCACCGTCATCTTGTACATCTCGGTGATCTTGAGGCGCATTCCTTTCAGCAGCTTGATGACTGCGCTTTCATCACCCCACTTGCGGTTGCCTTTCTTGCCGACAACGAGCTTCCATCCTGTCACCGGCTCACCGCTGCGCAAAAGCGAATCGGTCTTGGCGCGCACCGCTTTGCACCAGTCTTCGACCATTTCAACACGACCCATGCGATGCGCGACTAGATCAGATGTTGCTGGCAGAATAATTTCCGGTGTCTTCTGCGCATCGAGTGCATTGAAGTCACCGAACACCGCTTCGCTCACGGTGCGTGCCAGTTCAGGACACGTCGCCTTGGCCTTGCAGAATCGGCATGCTGCTTCGCTCGCGTGAAGGTCTGAGCTGACTACGCCTGACTTCAGCACGGTGAGAGCTTTCGCCGCTTTCGGCGTGGCTTCGTTGTAACCCCAGGCGAGGAGTGTTGTCACGGGACACACCCACTCATCGAGATGTCCGAGCCGCGGCTGGTGGATCACCAAGCGCACGGTGTCGTAGTCTTCTCCGGTAGGATCAAATTCAGCCAGCGCTCCAAGCGCGTACATCATGAGCTGCGGATTGCGTTCCGCAAAAACCTGGACGCCCATGCCGTATTTCAGATCGTGGACCTGAAGCTCGCGTTGTGCGGGACATTCGATCACCGCATCGCTTGTGCCTTCAGCGTCTTTCTCTCCGGTGATGTGGCTGATCGACACGCGCTGCTCGACGTGCAATTGCCCGAGCGTCGCGTACTCGCGGATTGCGTTGACGTAGGTTCGCACGTTCTCTATCATCGAATCGTCAACGACGAATTCTCGTTGCGTCGGCGGAATTCTTTTCTGACGCGCGACAACTTCCGTCGCTGTCATCTCCTCTGTTACGTTTGGGACGTACACACCGTTGATGACGGTCAGCACGCGACCCTCATACGCGGCCGGATCGTTGTTCGTGGTGAGGCACATCGACGCGAGCGCGTGCGCTGCGGTACCTTCATCGGCGTACTCGTTCGTTTCGTCGGGGCAGTTCGCTTCCATCGCTGGAGCCCCGATGCACGTCATCCAGCGTTCAGCACCGGACGGTGCGAGAATTGCGTGAACTGTTTTCATTTTTCTCCTACAACTTTCCACGCTTCTGTCAAGGCTGCGCGACGCGCATCTAAAATGTCATCTTCAGGTGTACGCGGCCCACCCATCGCAGCAGAAACGCTACGCTGAGAAGTATTCCAGTTTCGACATTCAGTGATGATGTGCCACGCTTCTTCTTTGGTCATTATCTTCCCTTTCGCTTCTCGATGTTGCGACGACGCCGAGCATCGCGCAAATCCATCGACACAGTGCGGTGCGACGTTCGGTGCGTCGCAGAGAGTTTTCCACGCGGAGCGGAACGACGCACCATGTCTTCTACCCGCTCGCGCAGCGTCGGTTCAGCACGCGGCGGGGCAACCGCCTTAATTGGCTGCGGTTTCTTTGAGAACAAACCGACGATGCGATTGAAGAAGCTCACGGCTACGCGGCCGGTGCTTCGGCAGCTTTTTTGATCGCGGCGAGCACTGCCGCGAACTGTTCGGGCTTGACCGTCTTCAGGTTCTCGTGCCCGAATTCCTTGCAGACCGCGCGACCGGCATCCGCGCCGTGCGATTTGCACAGTGCAAGAAACGGAGTCTTGATGTCGTCGTAGGTCAAACCGTTTGCAGTCGGCGCTGTGGGCTTGCCTGCTGCCGGTTTGGCGGCAGCAGCACCGCTGGTGCTCATCTTGGAGAACGTTTCGTTCAGCGCGATCAACGCTAAGGTATTTTCTGCGATCAGTTTTTCGATTGACACGGGGGGTCTTCCTTTCGTTGGTAAGTGGGTTTGCGGGAGATTAAGAACACAGCGGCAAGAAACCCAAACGTGCCGCCGAGAAAAAATCCGATTGCGAAGTTTAGCACGACCGCAAGCCGGTGTTACGTCTTCCGCAGCTCTTTGGCCGGGGTGTTGTTCGTGTTGATGGAAATGCTCGTGAACTGGTCCACCATGCGGATCAGCCGGTCCCTTTCGGCTGTGAGATCGTTGATCTTCATGTTTTTGAGTGCGATGGCTTCGTCTTTCTGTGTAATCGCCGACAAACGATCCGCGTCGCGCTTGGTTGATAGTTCGGCGGCTGCTTGGTATCGCGCGACTCGTTCGCGCTCCTGCCGCAGTTCGTTGCGAAGGGTGATGGTTTGTGCTCTACGTTTTTGCTGCGCGTTCATTTCAATACCTCCAATAGCAGGTTGTACGCCAAAGGGGCCAGCCTTGCGCACTCCAACTGACCGTGTTGAAAACTGCGGTTGCGTTTGGGCGAATGCGGTCACACGTCGCTAGCGTCGCCGGATGCGGAGCGGTGAACGTGACGAAGTAGAAGATGGCTTCAGCGATCACAGCGGAGCTTTCGGAGAGTATCCGCATTGGTGACACGGGTCGTTATCTACCAAACCTATGCCGTTCAAAATTTTAACCGCGAGTTTTGGATCAGCATGAATGCGGGTTTCAAGTTCCCAACATCCGTCACAGAGTTTTGTTCCGAGCATCGGTGTTTGCTTACCGCAAAGACGACAAAATACAGTTGGCTGATTGCTCATGGTGCTCTCCGCATCTCCAAGACCGTCCAGCCCGCCGCTTTGATGACGCGCTCGATGTCAGGCTCGGGCGCAAAGCCGAGCTGACGCACGACAGTTTGTTTCGCGTGGTGGATGGTGTAGATTGTGCTTGAACGCGGCACGATCCACTTACCGCCATCGGAGATCACGGAGAATAGTTTGCGTTGCCACGCTACGGCGTTCTCCATGCCTTCGGCAGTGTTCAAGTCCCACGATCCGTGAATGCCGAATGTGTCCACGGTGCTCACGCGAGATCATCCCCGTTGTCTTCAACTTCAACAACTATCGGCAAGCCAGCCGGCGATGTAGCGCGTTCACTTTTGATCCGCGCTTCGAGCGCTAGTATTTCCGGTTGCTCGAATAAGCGTTTGATCTCCTCTGACGGAGTGAGCTGCCGATCACCCTTGGCGAGCTTCGGCAGCTTCACCGCGTAGCCCGCAAGGCGCAACAGCATCGGCAGCGGAATGGTCTTGTCTCCTGACTTCATGCCGACAAGGTGGAAGCGGATTGCTTCAGGCGTTGCGCTGGCGGCGTCGCCAGGAACGAGGGTCACTTCGATCTCCCGGTCGTCCACGGTGAGTGTGGTGCGCCGCGTGACTTCATCTAGGAGCGGTGTGGTCATGACGCCGCCTTTCGCAGCAAATGCGCCACAAGAACACGCGGCTGCGGTTGCTGATTTTCTTTTCCTTTATATATTTTCGACACTTCTTGTTTGCCCTGTGCGACCTTTCCAGTGCCAACAAAACGTGGAAACAAGCCGGTATTTCTGCGTCGTTGCGTTCGTGAACCTAAGCTCATTCGAGCCAAACGACGAACATTTTTGCTTGTGATTTTCCTATTCATCATTGTTCTCCTGGCTGGTTGAACTGCTCGGTGTGTTCGTGACTGCGGGCGAGCCTTGTGAGCCCACCTGCAAGAAGCGACTACGCCGCAAGCCTCATGATATTGCCTGCTTGGCGTTCCAGCTCGACGCGCTGATCCTGGTACTCGATGGCCCGCGCGTAGGCTGTGACCGCCGTGGTCGCGTCCCACAGCGTTTCGATGGGCCGGCCTTCCTCGTTCATGTGCGCCGACTTGATCGTTGCGACCATGCGCGGCCCGAAGCGCTTGGCGAGGAAGTCGTCCACGGTGGCACCGTTCTTATCGATGCGGGCAGCACGCGCAGCTTGGACGGCCTTGGTGATCGACTGCGTGCTCGACTGCGCGTAGAGTTGCAATGCAGGTGCGGCCTGCTCGATGAAGCGCTCGGGTGCGCTCGCGGTGTGGCGAATGGAAATCTCGCCGTAGCCTTCAGCGCCCCACACGATGCGGTTGCAGCACACGTAGTCGAACAAGAATGTGCCGATGCCGAAGGTGGTCTTGCCGACTTCGCTGTTCCACACGAAGAAGCCGCGGGCGAGTGAACCCATCTCACCGTTGCGCCGATTGGGCACGTCGATGCGGTGCTCCTCGTCGGCGAGGAACACGAACATATCCCTGTCGCCTGCGTACAGCGTGGTGTTGGCCTTGGTGACATCGACGTGCTTCCCGAATTCACCGGGTACGCGGAAGTCGCCGGTCAGACCGTCACCGAACTGTTTCACCAACCCGTTCACGATGTCCGAGTTCCAGATGCGGCCATACTTCGGGCCGGTGGCGGCGCGGATCACAGGCGAACCGTTTTTGTAGAGCAGCAGGCCCACGTCTTCGATGTCGCGTTTGAATTGCAGACCGTAGTTGATGCAGTCCGCGGCGAGCGGCGAGGGAAGCGAGCGCATGTACGCAGCGGGAGCTTCGGCGAGCTGCGCGAGCTGACCGAACGCCCAGTTGGTCGGCGCGAAGGGGTTGCCGTTCGGTCCCAGGATCACGAGACTCTTGTTGTCCTCGCCGGGATTGGCGTGAATCTGCCGGTTGGCTACGACGACCGCCTTGCTCAACTGGCGCTGCTCGGTGAAGTGGGATTGCATATCGATGAGGGAGACGAAGCGCTCATCGCTCGGGCGCGTGGCCCATTGGTGGCTTGCTTGCATGAGAGTGTTTTGCATCTGATTTCTCCTATGCCCGGTATCCGCGGGCTACGGGGCTGGCGAAGGAATTTCACCAGCTCGCAAATTTTAGCGCCTGCTACAAGTAGAATGCAAGGGGGTCAGCGAAATAAAGTTTAGCACTTGCTAAACAACGAGTTAGGAGATAGTTCAAAGAGTTCTTGCGGTCAGCTTGTAGTCGGTGCTACGCTTTAAACGTGTGGTGGCCCCCGCTAGGCCCGAGGGTGCGGCTGCAAAAATATCGGGCGATGAGCAACGCCGTCCACCACACACTTTCCCAGGAGCTTCGTCATGAGCGACGCCGAACGCATCAAACGTTTTCTCGAAGACGGTCACCAACGCAATCGTGAGATTTTCGAAAACCTCATCGAGCTGCGCGGTGCATTTCGCGCCAACATCACATCGGAGCTGTGCAATATTCGGCTCTACATGACCGCGCTGCAACCGTGTACGTGCTTTCCGAACATCTCGGAAGTCATCATGCAGAGCGGCGTCGCACTCAGCGCTGTTCTGTGCAAAGAGCACGGTTGGGATATACATGAAGTCATCGCCGACATCGACATGATGTTCAAGGCGCGAGCGCTCGAAAAATAGGAGAAGCAACAATGGAGAAGGACCAAGTAATCGAAATCAGCCAAGTCGCCAATGGTTTCATCGTGCGGCGTGCACCTGGACACTGGTTCAAGGATGAACAAAACAACACGCAGTGGACCGGAATCAGCGGTGACTACTACGTGTTTCAAAGTATCGCAGAGCTGGTTATGTTCTTGTCGGTGCACTTCACTCACCGCAGTACAGTCGTCATCACCGACGCAAAATGAGCGAGCCCATCGTCAAGACTCCCGAGCAAGAGCGCTTCGAGCGCGTGCTCGCCAAGATCGCCACGCTCGACGAGAAGGATCAACTGATGGTCCAGGCTGGTATTGCCATGATCGAAATGGCTATCGACGAGGTAGGAGCAAGCCACGGCGTGCTTGCGGTGGCCTACGTGAGCTGTCGCATCGCTGCCGGCATCGAAGCGGAGCAACCGGAAGAACAACGAATCGTCGTGCCAGGAAGGACGCTCAATTAAAATGCGCACAAAACGAAATGTCGTGGTGTTCGGTGCTGGCAATACGTACACCGATGAAAAAACATACTCCGCTGAAGGATGCCGTCATCCTGAGTTTCATTGGCTACAACTGCGACCAATTCAACGAGTGACAGTGAAACAACCGCGCGTCATCGATACGCTGCCACTAGTCGCTGATAAAGTTATTCGCGTTCGTTTTGAAGTTGACGGCGACCAAAAATGTCGTGTAGTTCTTATCCCTAACGAGTACACCCTTGCTAAAAAAGAAAAAGTAGTGTGGGAAGGTTTTTGTGTTTTTATCGACGAAGCATTTCAATCAATCATGGAAGAAGCTCTGCTGTGATAACGCTATTCGTAGGCGGTAGTCATGACGGTGCGCGTCTTGAGATCGACGAAGCGCGCAAGGAAGTGCGCTTGCCGGTGATCGAAAGTTTTGCGATGGGCTCTATCACCGTCGAGACAAAAGAAACAGACCTTTACCGAAGCGAGCATTACGTGCGGTGGACGAACAACGACAAGAGCATTTCGGTCTTTGCGCTCAACCACATGTCGGAGAGCGACATGCTGCGCGCGTTGGTCTATGGGTACAGGCGCAAATGAGTGTATGCACTAAGTGCCGCCTGAGAAAATCAGTGGGTGCATTTCATCGAAATAAGAATCGTCCCGATGGTTTATGCGGCCACTGCAAACAATGCCGAAGCGCGGACGCTAAAAAGCGCAACAGCGCACCGGAAGTAAAAGCGCGGCAGGGGAGACTTCGCGCTACGCTAAAAGTAAAAGTAAAAGAACGCCTGCGCAAATCCAATAAAAAAGGGAATTATATACATGACTCCCTTCCGGGGAGTCATTCAAAATCCCGGCGACAGGCCGGTATTGCGACATGGGCGGCGCTGTTCATGATTCTGCTAATGGCCTTACTTCTCTTTGCGTTGGTAATTAAACGTGGAATTTTCGTCGAGCACAAAATGTGCTGCTTCTTTGTCCCATACAAAACAAAAACTGGCGATGTATTTTTTGCGCCAATAGTCTCTAAATTTAATCGTAGCGATGATCCAGAACTTGGCCGAACCTTCACGGACGCTTTTAACGTCGCCCGCAGTGAGTACAGGCGCATCAATCGTGTCCTGAATTCTTCTGACATCCTGTCCCGGCAACAGTTGAAGCCATCCAACCCTCTTTTCGACAGAGAAGGTGTTGACCGCACTGGATTTGGTGAGGTGGTCTCCATAAAAACTCGCGAATCTAATTTCACTTGGGAAGGCGGGCGTCTTGCCGTAATTCCGCATTTCAATCTGAACACTACATTTGGCCATTTGTCCCCACTCGTTTTCAAAACCACGCGCCCAAATACCGGTGGGCTCCAAGTAGGGCAATTCCAGGCTAAGGGCGGAGTCGGCGGCGTCGCGGGCAGCTTCAGCGGATTTCTCGGCGGCACTCACGCTTTTTACCAGCACGTCTTCCTGTCGAATCATCCAAACAAACTGGAACCAAACAACGAAGGAAAGCATGAGCGTAAAGAACGCTACGGGGTCTTCAAACGTCTTTGCAGTGAGCCCGCAAATATCGGAGCAAGTTCCAAGTGGTTTGGCATCGCTTCCTTGATCTTTTTTGGCAGTGGTATTGCCATTCTTAGTCATCGCCGCAATCAATGGGGCCAAAGTTGCCTGATTCTCGGCTTGTTTTTCTTTCTTATGATGCTCTTTGCAGCTCGCAGTCTGTGAAAAACAACGACTCACCCCTTCTTCTCGAAGCAGGCGCAAATGATAGAACGTGAAGTTAGCGACGGCGTGCTTGTATCGTACAATGAAGACCGCAAAGCTGGCGTACCACTAGTAATGACGAGAGATTTTAGGGATGGCATGCGCTACGCAGCAAAACTCATCCGCGAATACGAGCCCGAGCACAACAAGCTCTACCGTGAGCGGCTTGCGCAGCACATCGAGGAGAAAGCGAAGTGAGTCGTTCCGATTTCAAATATCTCAAACAAACTTCGGTGTGGCGAAATGCCCCGCGCAAAGTTCGTGAAGATTTTACTGAGTACATGACTGAGCGCGAGTACGGACAAATCGAAACACTCGACGCATTCCACCATTTTTACGCGGGTTGGAATTGCCACGCGATGCAGCACATCGAGGAGAAAGCGAAATGACGCCCCCACTCCACAAACCGGGTTGGATTGAAAGCGAATTTGGTGCGTATCGTCGAGGATTGTCACCATACAAGCGACGCGCATTTCAAACTCGTAGTTGCTGAAGCGCTATTGATGTTGTTGAACCGAACAGAAAAAACAAAGTGAACCCCTTCCGCAAATGGTGGTCCGCTGCGACGCCTCAACAGAAGCGCCGCCTTGCGCGCCTTGCCAAGACCACCGTGGGCTCACTGCACCAGCTCGCCGGCAGCTACCGCACTCACGGAGTGCTGCACGCATCGCCCGAGCTGGCGAGAAGGATTGAGATCGCTACCACCCAAATGTACGATCATCCGCGCAGTCCGTATGAATTACGTGGGGTTCCGATACTTCGTGTTGATCTGTGCCCTGCATGCAAGCGCTGCGAATTCGCCCAACGGTGTGGACAATGATCCGTCACGTGAATTATTTTGGGTGGGGAGTGTGCGTAGGAATTTGGCTCACTCGATTTTTTGATTTAATCGTCGAACTATTATTTCAATGATCCGCACCGCTCTCTATGTTTTGCTGGTGTTCTTGTTCGATCCGCACGACGAGAATTGGCGCAGCATGATGCGCAACGATATATACAACCGAAAAGCGAAATACTAAAAAGGTAACACCGAATGACGATGCGCTACGGCGCGTCGGTCGAGGAGTGGATCAACTTCAGTCTGGTGCTCGGTTTAACGAGCGATCTGCTCCCGGTCGTCGCAAATCCAAACGCGGTGATAGGCGAACACTCGAAGCTGAAAGCTTTGGGTAAGACCCCATCACGCTACAACAGCTCCCATAAAGTCGGCGGCATACTCGACTGGACCACCAAGATCACCACGCCGGCTGAAGTGCAGTCGTGGTCGCAGAATCCTGATTACGGCATCTGTATCATCACACGGCGCATTCGCGCCATCGACGTGGATGTCAGCGATCAAGCATTAGCCGATGCGATCCGCGCCAAGCTCTCAGCGTTCACAACCCGCTACCGCGACAACTCACCGAAGTTCCTCGCAGCGTTCGAGCTTCCAGGCAACTATTCGAAGCGCGTCATCAAAACACAGCACGGCGTCATCGAATTCCTAGCAACCGGTCAGCAGTTCATTGCGGCTGGTACACACCCATCAGGTGCTCGCTACAAATGGCGTGGTGGCGATCCTAGTGAGTTTATTTTGCTCGATGAAGCCGCTTTCAGCGCATTGTGGCTAGATTTGGAAAAATCCTTCGGTATCGAGCCATCGACAGAATCGCATTCATCAGATAGAAAAACCGTTCTTCAAGCTGCGGCGATCAATGACCCAATTGCACAATTCCTGCACCAGAATAATCTAGTGCTTTCAACTGAACGTGACGGAAGAATTCATCTGCTCTGTCCATTTGCTGAAACTCACACAAATCAGCTTATCGGAAGTGAGAGTGCTACCACTTATTTTCCGCGTTTCACAGGAGGTTATAGTCATGGCTTCGTCAAATGTTTCCACGCGCATTGCCAACAACGTTCACAACAAGAGTTCCTCACTGCGCTCGGGATCACCGCAGCGGACGATTTCACCGACAACAGTGGTGGGCCAGTTCAGAGCGCAGGAGAAAAAAGCGTTCGACAAGACGTTCAGCCAACAGCTATCAAAGCACGCTATGTCTTCGAACCAGCGCACATCTTCGCGCAAGGCGAAGCCGCGGCGTGGATAATCAAGGGCGTGCTGCCCGCTGCGGATTTAGCAGTGGTCTTCGGCGAATCGGGAAGCGGGAAAAGTTTTTTTACACTTGATCTCGCAGCATCCATCGCTCAGGGAATTTCTTACCGCAGCAAAAAAACTCAGCAAGGCGCTGTTGCGTACATCGCAGCCGAAGGCGCAGGCGGCTTCAAGAACAGGCTCAAAGCCTACGCCGCGCACCACGAAATAAATCTCACCGATCTGCCGCTCACCGTGCTCGCTGCCTCACCGAACTTCATGAGGCGCGACAACGTGGACGCAGTACGCGACGCCATTTTGGCCCTCCCCGTTCGCCCTACCCTCATCATCATCGATACGTTCGCCCAGGTAACACCCGGTGCAAACGAGAACGCCGGCGAGGACATGGGCCGAGCACTTGGGCACTGCAAACAACTGCGCGCAGCCACTGGAGCGATGATCGTACTCATCCACCACTCAGGGAAAGACGCCACCAAAGGGGCTCGTGGCTGGTCAGGACTGCGCGCAGCGGCCGACGTGGAGTTCGAGATCGTGCGCGATCCCCACAGCCCACAGCGGGTGGCTACCATCACCAAGCTACGCGATGGGGGTGACGACGTAGAGATGGGCTTCAAGCTCGACGTGGTGGCCCTGGGCAACGATGCTGACGGCGATCCAATCACGAGCTGCGTCGTGGTGCCCACGGACAGCGGGACACCAGCAGGACGCGCTCGGGTCGTCCTGGGTGATCTAGAGCGGCTTACGATGCGGGTGCTCGAAGACCTAATAGGGCTCACCGGATCGAGTGTAAAAATTAACGACTTGCTCGAAGCGGTGATAAGCCAGCGGGTGCCGCCGGCTGATGGCAAGCGGGATACACGCAAGCAAGTAGCCCAAACGGCGCTCGACAGGCTGGTTGAGAAGGGCCAACTACGCTTCAATGGTGGGCTCGTTGAGGTAGTCCACCATGACTAGGCAGGGCCAAAATAGGGTCAAATCACTCGTAATTTCTTACGTGCAACTCGTGCAACTCGGTGCAATTCGTGTTGAGAAATTGCAGGGCAAACCTGCGACATGCAACTTGGAAAAAGGGTGGGGATGTATTGACATCCCCCCCGCCAAGTTGCAAGTTGCAAATTGCAGAAGCGTGACTTTTTCAGACAATGCAACTCGCAACTCAAGTTGCAACTCGGTTAGGGCTTCATCGGGAGCCCTATGGTAGCTCGTAATAAATTGCGCGTTGTGAAACACCGCGAGGGAGACTACACCCACGGTGAAGCGCATCCTAAGGCGATGCTCAGTGACCACGAGATCGAGCTGATGCGTCAGCTCCATGAGGAGTACCCAGTGGGCGATCCCAGGCACCTGGGGTATCGCCGACTGGCTAAGAAGTTCAACGTAGCCAAGACGACCGTGAGGGCGATCTGCAACTACAAGGTGCGCAACAACTAGCGTCCAGGGCGCTCACTACGCCTCATAGCTCCGTCACCGTAGCTCACCGCCCGCAGCGCTGTCACCGTAGTGGATGCTGCCCGCTACCGCAGCTCGCAGCTCCGTCACCGTAGCTCTGTCACCATAGCCCTGTCACCGTAGCCCTGTCACCGTAGCCCTGTCACCGTAGCTCACCGCCCGCAGCGCTGTCACCGTAGTGGACGCTGCGGTGCTCATGATCCTAAGCTCAGGAGCGTAGCATCTGGTCCGGTACGCGCGCGTTCAAGTCGGAGTATGCGCTCACATGATCCCAAAGCGAACGAAGCACTACACGGAGCTGGTCCTGCAAGGGCTACGGCGTGGGTGGGCTGTCGCCAAGATTTGCGCGATGGGTAAAGCGGGGCTGCTCAACATCGGCGACGAGCCCGATCCTGAGTTCCCTGTCAAGACGACGGTGTTCGATTGGCTCGGCGTCGATCCGCAATTCGCGGAGCTGTATCTCGCGGCGCGACGCTCAGGTTGCGAAGCGATGGTGGACGACGGCATCGTGATCGTGGACAACTCGTACAACGACACCGAGTGGTGCGTCGATGAGGAAACGGGTGAGCTGCACAAGATCGTGGATCATGAGCACGTACAGCGGTCACGACTGCGCGCAGACTATCGCAAGTGGTACGTGGCGAAGCTCGTGCCCAGGCTCTACGGTGAGCGCGTTGAGGTCGAGCACAAGGTCAATAGCGAGCTAACTGCTCGGCTCACGTCAGGCCGGCAGCGTGCGCTTGGCGATGCGAACGACGGTGTGTTGCAGCTCGATACCACTCGGCTGATCGAAGGCAGCGCAGTGCGTGTTGAAGATGATGGGAGCGATTTGGTATGAGGGGGCACGACCACCCTTGGCGGACGCGAAGGGCGCTTTGGGGTTTTCAAGTTGCTGATCGCGGGGTGCACGGTATTAAAGTGAATCGGTTTTAGAAAATAAAAAATGCAATCCTCGCAAAAAATTACAACTTCTTAAAGGTGATTCCAAAATGGTAAATGTTCTACTGAAAGCGAAACACGAAATCGTTCAGCTCCGCAAGCGCAATGAAATTCTCGAAGCGCAAATGACGGTGGTGGACATCTTCGCAGCAGCGCTCGGATTCAAACGCGAACAGCGCGGCGCGGAGATAGACGTGGTGTGGGAGCTGGAAGGCAAAATCGCCGAGTTGAATACACCGAAGCAGGCGCGGTGATTAGATTCATCCTCGAAGCTCTGCTCGCTTGCGTGCTTGGTCTTGCGGTCGGCTCGATCCTGTTGTTTGTCGTCGTAATGCTTTCACAGATCGCACCGTGACTTCCAGAAAATCAAAGCTGCGCAGGTTGCAGCGCATTGTCGATGCGCTGCGGCACTTCATAAAAAATAAAAGGGATTGGGATTTGGTGGAACTGGCCTTGGCAGTGGACGCGCATTTCAGTCTCACCAAACGCGAGCGAACGCGCCTTCGCAAAGAGATACGCATGGCGCGGTTGTCGCGGTCCGATGCGCAGAAACTAAGACGTAAGCGTGAGCGCGAAGTCGGTGCGGGCGGACCTAACTGGACGGCGGCGCTGCGCGCGATGCGAAAGAAAGAAGCGCTGCGTCGGCGAGGTATATGGTGATGGAAACAAAAGAAGAACGAAATAAAAAGGCGCTCATGCGTAATCGTATAAAACGATCAACGTTTGAAGGTCGGGCTGCGTGGAATGCAAGGATGCGAGAATACAATAAACGTCCTGAAGCTCGTGCAAAAAGAAAAGAAAGAGATAATCGTGAGCATGTGAAAGAACGAGGACGAGCTTACGCACGTTTAAAAAAGACAGGTATGAACGACGCTGTACGCGCGAAGTTGATGATTTTGCAAAACGGATGTTGCGCGGTATGCGGCACCTTGTTTAGCGGTGAGGGGAATCTAAGAGCGCATGCAGATCACGATCATGTAACTAAAAAAGCACGCGGTTTGCTCTGTCACTATTGTAATATCGCTGAAGGAATGATAAAAGAAACTGGTGCGAAGCCGGAGGATTTTGCTCGTCGTCTTCAACACTATTTAACCAATCCGCCTGCTGATATTTTAGAGCTTACGTGATGGTCGATACGCGCACACTCGACGAGCAAATAGCGGACGACGTTTCTAGATTTTACAGCGATCCTCTCGGCTACGTTTTGTATGCTTTTGACTGGACGAACGACCCAGAGCTGCACATCGTCAAGCTCCTCGAACCCTGGAGTTTGATCTACGACAGCGAGTATGGCCCGGATAAATGGGCGTGCGAGTTTCTGGACGACCTCGGGAGCCAGATTCGCGCGAACAAGTTTGACGGCCGCACGCCGGTGAGAGCGATCCGCGAAGCGGTGGGCTCAGGCCACGGCATCGGCAAGTCGGCGCTCGCCGCGTGGGTGGTGCAGTTCATCATGAGCACGCGCCCCTTCTCGCATGGCACGATCACGGCGAACACATCGGAGCAGCTCTCGACGAAGACCTGGGCGGAAGTGGCGAAGTGGAATAAGCGGTCGATCACCGGTCACTGGTTCGAGGTTACGACCGGCAAGGGTGCGATGCGGATGGTGCACAAGGAGCATCCGCAGAATTGGTTCTGCACCGCGCAGACGTGCAGGGAGGAGAACAGCGAAGCGTTCGCCGGGCAGCACGCGCCTACGGCGACATCGTTCTACGTGTTTGATGAAAGTGGCGGCGTGCCCGACATCATCGACGAAGTGAGCGAAGGCGGGTTGACGGACGGCGAGCCGATGAAATTCGCCTTCGGCAATATCACGCGGAACGTCGGGTGGTTCAAGAATACGTTCGGCGGGAAGCGCTGGCGAAGTCGCAACATCGACAGCCGCGATGTGCAGATCACCAACAAGGAATTCATCGCCGAGCAGATCATCGAGTACGGCATCGATAGCGACTTCATCAAGGTACGCGTGCGCGGTATGGCCCCGAGCATGTCGATGAAGCAGTTCATATCCGCGGAGGACGTGGACGCCGCGTTCGGACGGCATCTGAAGATCGACGCCTACGACTGGGCTCCGAAGATTTTGACCTGTGACCCGGCGTGGGAGGGCGACGACGATTTGGTGATCGGATTGCGGCAGGGATTGTCGTTCAAGATTTTGCAGGTCATGGCGAAGAACGACAACGACATAGTGGTGGCGAATAAGCTGATGAGGATTGAAGATGAGCTGAAGGTCGATGCGGTGTTCGTCGATGGCGGTTACGGTACCGGCATCGTGAGCGCGGGGAAGACGCTCGGGCGTGATTGGCAACTCGTGTGGTTTGCCGGTGAATCGACCGACCCAGGGTGTCTGAACAAACGCGCGCAGATGTGGAAGGACATGCGCGACTGGCTGAAGGCGGGCGGGTCCATTCCGCTCGATCACAAGTTGTACAACGATCTTGTCGGTCCTGAAACTGTGCCGCGACTTGACGGCAAAATTCAGATCGAGGGGAAGAAGGACATGAAGAAAAGAAAATTGCCTTCACCCAATCGCGCCGATGCACTGGCTCTGAGCTTTGCCTTTCCGGTGGTATCGAAAGCGTTGCAGCACATGGTCGGTCCGACGACTGGTGCTCATGATCCAAAGGCGCGCGAGTATGATCCCTACGCCTCTGAAACCATGAAGGGTTGAAACCAATGTGCGTCGATCAGGCGAAGCAAGCGGCGGACGCATTGGGCACTGCCGATACGCTGCTCAAGCGTCCGAAGAAAGTTTCGTGGCAATCAAAGTTCGAGGACTTGACCGGAAAGACACCGGACGATGCAGGCGTAAAGACCGAGGAAGAAGCCCGCGGTTTCGTGCAGGCATTGACGCAGAAGCGCACCGACTCGGCGTCGCTTCCTGGCGGTACGGTGCTCACCGGCTACCAAGGCCCGCTCGGAGTTCACTGATGTGCAGCGGCAACATCGGTCATGACGTCGCGGAGTTCGCCAAGAAATACGATCCTGACCCCACGCACTTAGGCAACCAGAAATTGTCGGCCACTCTCCAGGTGGCGCGCAATCCCAACGAGCTGCCGGGAATCAACACGAAAGGTGCGACGCCGCTTGACGTGTCGGCGTTGGGCACGGGGCTCGCATCCAAGCCGGGCGTGCGCAAAGCGGGGCGCGTAGCGGGTGCGGTGATTGGATTGGTGGCGGGTGGTGAGGCTGCACTTGGCGGTGAGGGCAGCGCAGCGGCACCGGGCGGTGAAGCCGCTACGAGCGGATCGACGGCGGCAACCGGTGTTGCACCGGCATCGGCAACCGGCGTGGTAGGGGCCGATACGGCAGCAGCGGCAACGCCGGGGACCACTGCGGGGATGACGGTCAAAGAGATGGTGCAGCTTGGCGCGGCCATCGCAGGAACAGCGAATGCAGCGTATTCGATCTACGCAGCGAAGCACGCGCCTCAACCACCGGACGTAGAGAAGCCGCCGCCCATACCGCAGCCGGGAAAGCAACCTGATTTCGTGGCCGCTCGGAAGAAAAGTTTGTTCGGTGACGAGGGGCCGTTTACGCGCGACTCCACGTTCCTCACCGGTCCTGGCGGCGTGCCGTCAGGGAGTTTGAATCTCGGGCGCAACATTTTGTTGGGGAGCTAGGGGCATGCCGCTCGTCAAATCTGCAAGCAAGGAAGCGCTGTCGAAGAACATCGCTCGGGAGATCAAGAGCGGAAAGCCGCCTGCACAAGCCGCTGCGATTGGCTACGCTGTGCAGCGCCAGCTTCAGCAGCAAAAACCGAAGGTGCATAAATAAAGTGGCCTGGGCGCTTCATCATCGCAAAGAAAAAAGTCGCTTAGCGACGCAGCGATATCGTGACACGCACAACACGCCAGAAGATAAGAAAAAACGTGTCGAGAAACAGAAGGAGTACATGAAACGTCCAGGGATGTTAGCTAAGAAAAAAGCCTACGACACATCGTTGGAAGCGAAGGCTAAACGGCGGTTAAAGCGTACTGGAATTACTGCGGCTCTTTTTGAAATACTTTGGCGATTTCAAAACGGGCGCTGCGCGATCTGTGAGCGCGATCTTGTTGAAAGGGCAACGCACGCAGATCACTGTCACGATACAAAGCAACCGCGAGGTTTGCTTTGTTTTAATTGCAACGTTATAGAGGGGGCGATAAAAAAAGTTGGTTTGACACCTTCAGGTTTCAGTGAGCGGTTAGAGCGTTATCTGAATAACCCACCTGCAAGTGTTTTGGAGCTTGTATGATTTCGCGTCGTGAACAATATCTTATACGGCGTGGTTCTCTAGTCACCGAGCGCGCGACGTGGTTGAATCAGTGGCGCGAATTATCAAATTACATAATGCCGCGCACCGGGCGGTTCTTGGTGACGGATCGCAACAAAGGCGACAAGCGCTACAACTCTATCATCGACTCTACCGGTACGCGCTCGCTTCGCGTGCTCGCGGCGGGGCTCATGGCCGGCATGACTTCGCCCGCGCGTCCGTGGTTTCGGCTCTCGACGACCGACGTGGGATTGATGAAATACGGTCCGGTGAAATCGTGGCTCTCGAACGTCACTGAGATCATGCGGGTGATCTTCTCGCGTTCGAACACCTACAATTCGCTCCACACGTTGTATGAGGAGTTGGGGTTGTATGGTACGGGTGTGTCGATTGTCATGCCGGATTTTCAGGACGTGCTGCGCCACTACCCGAGCACTTGCGGGGAGTACATGATCTCCGTGGACGCGCGCAACCAAATCTCCACGTTGTATCGCGAATACGACATGACGGTGGCGATGATGGTGCAGGCGTTCGGCCGGGAAAATTGCAGCGGGGCGGTGCGGAATATGTGGGACACCGGCAAGAACCTCGACGCCTGGGTCACAGTGCTCCATGTGATCGAGCCCCGCGCGGATCGCGAGCGCGATACCAGCAAACTCGGTCAGGCGTTCGGCCGCAATATGCCCTACGCATCGTGCTATCTGGAACCCAACGCCGCGGAGATGGTGAGCGGCGGCTCGGAGAAGTTCTTGAAAGAGTCGGGTTTCAAGCGTTTCCCGGCACTCGCTGCGCGCTGGCACGCTACTGGTGGCGACATCTACGGCAACAGTCCGGGGATGGAGAGCCTAGGCGACATCAAGCAGCTTCAGCATGGGCAATTGCGCAAAGGTCAAGCCATCGACTACAAGGTGAAGCCGCCGCTGCAAATTCCGACTGCCTTGAAGAACATGCCCCTCGCCACTCTACCCGGTGGTTCAGCCTTCGTCGATCAGACAAGCGCAGGCGGGGGCATCCGTTCCATGTTCGACGTGCAGCTCGATATTAGCGCGCAGATGGAAGATATCAGGGACATCCGCCAGCGGATCAAGGAAAATTTTTATGTCGATCTGTTCCTTATGCTCGCGCAATCCGATGACGGTGGCGTGCAGCCTGTGTCGGCGCGCGAAGTCGCTGAGCGCCACGAGGAGAAGTTGTTGATGCTCGGGCCGGTGCTCGAACGGCTACACAATGAATTGCTCAAACCAAAGATCGATCTCACATTCGACCGTATGATCGAAACAGGCATCGTGCCCGAGCCGCCACAGGAGATGCAGGGGCAAGAACTGAACGTGGAATTCGTGTCGATGCTCGCGCAGGCGCAGCGCGCCATCGGCGTGCAGGGCGTGGACCGATTGGTTATGACGGTAGGCAACATCGCGATGCTCCAGAAGAACGCGGGGCAGATGCCCGACGTGCTCGACAAGCTCGACTTTGACGACATCGTGGACGGCTACGGCGATATGCTCGGCGTCGATCCTGAGTACATCGTGGCGAATGACAAGGTGGCGATCATCCGGCAGACCCGCGCGGCGCAACAGGCAGCGGCAGCGAAGGCGCAGCAGATTGCGGCGGCAGCGAATACCGCCAAGACTCTCTCGCAAGCCAAGACTGGACCGACCGATCAGAACGCGCTCACCGATGTAATAAGTCAGTTTTCCGGCTACACCGGCCCAGGGCAAGCGGTGGCAGCGTAGTACCTATATAGGAGCAGCGAATATGGCTTCACTCGATTTTGCCGTACCGGGTTCACCGCCTGAGATGTTGCGCACACCGAACAAGTTTGTGCCTATCGCCGCGGTAGCTGTCAATCCTGAGGCGGCGATCTGGACACCGGCAGCGGGAAAGAAATTCCGCTTCATGGGTATTTACTTTGCCGAGGGCGTCTTGACCGGTGGGATTCTTTTGAAGGACGGTGTGGGCGGTACGACTATTTTTCGCTTACCGGCGATTGCTGTGAACACGCCGACGTTGTTGGTGATCCCGGGCAACGGCATTCTTTCGGCAGCAGCGAACAATGCGCTTACCGCTACCGGTGGCGGCGCGGGCGAAACACTTGACGGGACAATTTTTGGCACTGAAGAGTGAGCACCGCTCGCTACTTGAACAAGTTATAGGAGAAATACAAATGGTCAATTCTGCTGCCACGGACGCGCCGATGGGAAAAGTGGCTCCCAAGCTCATCTCGATGAAGCTCGATCCGAAACAGGTGGACGACTACGCCGTGCCGACAAGCATCGATCCGAACGAAGGGCCGGCGTATCCGTGGGGTTTGTGTCTCGATCTGAACGATGACGTGTTGCGCAAACTGGGCATACCGTTGCCCGATGTGGCGAACACGTTCACGCTTGTGGCGAGCGTCGAAGTGACGCGCACGAGCGCGAACAAAACCAAAGACGGCGGCTCGGAGTTGAGTGCGTCGTTGCAGATCACCGCGATGCGATTGATCGACGGCAACAACGCACCGGACAAAGCGGCGAAGCTCTGGCCGGACGCGACGTAATCGCGGTGCTCATGATTTGAAGAAGCGCGCGTAGTATCGCGTCCGATGGCGAAGCCCACGCGGGAGCGCGATCCTTACGACACCCGCGCAGAGGATGCGGCAGCGGTAGATCAAGCCGATGCAGAGCGCCAACTGCGCGCGTTGGAAGTGACCGACTTCAAATGGCTGATGGGTCATCGTCAAGGTCGGAGATTCATGTGGCGGTTGTTGAGCTTGACCGGCTTGCACCGCAATCCGTACCGGCTGAGTGCGCCCGAGGGCGACGTGGCATTTCGGTGCGGTGAGATGAACATAGGTCAACGAATGGAAGCAGAGATACATGAACTTTGCCCCGAGCGGTACAACGAAATGATAGGCGAGCATCAAGCATGGCTGAAGAAGCAGCAGGCGTAGCATCTGCGGGAGCACCCGCCGCAGCAACCGCCGCCCCGGCCGCAGCCGCAGCGCCCAACGCTGCAACAACCGCTGCACCAGCGAGCGCCCCTGCTGCGACGACCGCTGCCGCCGTCGCCCCTGCCGCCGATTCGCCCGAAGCGAAAGCCGCCGCCGAAGCTGCTGCGAAAGTAGTGGCGGAAGCGGACGCTGCCGCCAAGAAGGCGGAAGCAGCCACCGCTGAAAGCGCTCGCCGCGCTGCTCTCACATCGGAAGCACGTGCCGCGGAAGACAAAGCCAAGGACGCCGAGAAAGCAGCCAACCTCGAAGCGGAAAAAACGGCGAAGCTCGAAGCTCGTCGCAAGCAGGCTCCCGAGAAGTACACCGATTTCGTGGCACCGGAGGGCGTCGATCTCGACGCACCGGTCATCACCGAATTTCAAGCTGTGGCGCGTGACTTAGGATTGTCGCAGGAAGATGCGCAGGCCATCGTGGATCGGCTCGCGCCGGTCGTCGCTAAGAATCACGTTG